ATCATTAGTGCCATTTTATTTTTGCATTTGTGTTGCTGGGGGTCATTGACAACAAGAATTAATTTACCAGCGTAAAGGATTGGTCTAGGATCTTCATATTGCTCTGCACATTTTTTGTAGTTGCTGGATTTGATATATTGAACTTTGACAAGAGATTTATCTGGTTTTTGGATGACAATATAATTTCGAGTACGAACACTATTTTTGACAATCTGACCAGTATGAAAAATATGCTTACAAAAGGTATATGGTGAATGACGATACGCAATGTAAATTTTATTCTTCCAGATAAAGGTTGAAGGGTTAAACATTTGCTGATTAGGTGTGGTTAATATGGAAGCTTTACCATTATTGATAATGTCGGATAAAAATGGTTTGTTACAGTATTTTGCATTTTGAATAAAGTAGACTACAATGATAATAACTATAATCAATAATATAGCAAAAAGCCAATAATAAATTTGCATTTATTATTGAAAATGTAAATTTTTATCGCAATTAATAAAAATGCAAGTCAAAAAGATTTTAAATCCAGAAACTGGACGCTATGTTACTGTCGGTGGTGCCAAATATAATGAATTGGTCTCTCGAGGCGTTCTTTCCCAATCCAGCAGTGCTCCTACAAAAATGGCCAAGGCATATGTAGCGCCAACAGAAACTAGCTATGCTTTGCCTGGTCAATTCAAAAAATATCCCATTGAAAAATCCGATATACCATGGGGTAATAAAAAACCATCCAGTGTAGGACAGCGCAGAAAACTTTTGGAAAATTGTGGAGAATCTTGTTTTTTGATTCCTTCCGATCTTAAATTTCCTATTTGTAATGCAGAAATGCCTTGTACTTATAACTGCCGTGGACTCAAGGGCGCCGCATCGAGAGCAGGAGAATGGAAATATAGCAAAGTGTTGGAAAAGGCAAAACAGTTATTAACAGAGTATGATTGTTATGTAGGGAATAAAAAATCCAAAAAATAAATTGCTAGTAAATATAAGATGGTAGAATTAGGTAAATATTCCTATGGAAATCCCCAAACCGTATGGGGAAACGAACATACCAAAGTAACTGTTGGTAAATTTACATCTATCGGAGCAAATGTGACCATTTGGCTTGGTAATGGACGAGGGCACGATAAAGGTTTTATTAGTACTTATCCTTTTGGTAATATTTATAATGAAGTCTTTCACTGTCAAAATAATAATAGTAATGATGGTTTACGAAGCGTCTCTATTGGAAATGATGTATGGATCGGCGAAAATGTGCATATAATGTCAGGAGTAAGTGTTGGAGATGGTGCAGTCATTGCAGCAAATAGTCATGTTGTGAAGGATGTCCCTCCTTATGCAATCGTAGGAGGAAATCCTGCAAACATTATAAAATATCGATTTATTGAAAACCAAATACAAAAACTATTACAAATTCAATGGTGGGATTGGCCTGAAAATAAAATAAGCGAAAATATGGATTCTATATTAAGTTATGATATAGAATCATTTATTGCCAGACATTCTTAAAAAGTTTCCGCCTCCAAATCTTCCAATTCAAATATGTTGTCCTCAGATGGTATACTAGACATTGAATACTCACTAACACGTTGCTCAAAAAAGTTGGTCTTGCCATCCATTGAAATCTTCTCCATAAAAGGAAACGGATTCTTTTCATAATATATTTTTTTATACCCAAATTGATGTAATAGTCGGTCGGCACAAAAGCGAATATAACTCTTCATCAAATCATGATTCATACCGATTAATTTTACAGGCAAACTTTCGGTAATAAAGTCTTCTTCAATAAGAACAGCTTGATGCATAATGTTGTGTGCTTCTATTTCTGTTATTTTGTTTTCTATATACTTGTACAATAAAACCGCAAATTGGGTATGCAGACTTTCGTCGCGTGCAATCCATTCATTACTCTTTCCTAAAGTAGCTGCCATTACTCCACGCTCTTTTAACCAAAAGATGGCACAAAAACTTCCACTGAAAAAGAGTCCTTCAATGATACCAAAAGCAAACAATCGTGTGGCAAAACTTGTATTGGTATCCTTTATCCAACGTAATGCCCATTCAGCTTTTTTCGCTACACAGGGAATTTCAGTAATTGCATTAAACAATTGTTCCTTTCGCTTAGGATCTTTTACAAAAGTATCAATCATTAATGAATAAGTTTCACTATGAATATTTTCCATCATCGCTTGGAAGGCATAAAAACATCTAGCTTCGGGAATTTGTACTTCGGTACAAAAATTCTTGACCAAATTTTCTAGAACGATGCCATCGGAACCTGCAAAAAAGGCCAATATATGTTCAATAAAATATTGTTCATCAGCGGTAAGCTTTTCCCAATCTGCTTTATCACTAGTAAAATCAATCTCTTCAGCGGTCCAAAAAGCATTTTTATGGTCCTTGTATGCAGCCCAAATATCGTGGTATTTGATGGGGAACAAGCAAAATCGATTGGGGTCCTCTCGTAACAACAGTTCTGTTTCATTTTCAAGATTTAAGCTTAAATCGTTTACTGGAGAATACAAACAAACTTTGGATCGAATTTTTTTAAATATTTTATCAGGCGATGATACATCCATTTTGTTATGATCAAGGTTTTTTATTATTTTGATTCATTTTTTTAAAAAAAGAATTCCCTTTAAAATATCTTGATTAATAGTAGTATGTGTCAACATCGTAGCTCTTGTGGTTGTGGTTGTGCATGTGGATATCTTGGATTATCCACATCTTACAACCCTTTTCCAAACTTTCCTCTTTTTAACCCTGCTGTTCTTTCAACAGTTCCAACCTTGCCAAACGGATTAATTATTAGTACCATCCCACCTGTTAATCGAGGCTGTGGGTGTTAAAGAAAATTAAAATACATTATAGAATGTCTTGCCATTTATCATTTTATTTCAACTCTAAAGACCCCAACTTTTCACCAACACTGTTGTCATTAACGATTCCACCACAAATTATATTGCCCAGGTTTTTATAACTGCTCCTATATATAATCAATGTGGTCAAGTTATTGGCTCAAAAGTGTCTAGTGATACGATTCAACAAACGGGTCCAAATCAATATGTAGTCAGTATTGACTCAATTTATACTTTTAATAATCTTGGAACAATATCATGGAGTACAAATTTTATCAATTCGATACCAAGTCAATTTTATCCAATTAATACTCTATTTCAATCTAATATTACATCCACGACAGGAGTTTATTTAGGAAAAAAAGGTATTGTTTCCTTGGTTGCACAAAATAATGGTATTCGAAATGTCAAAATTGTTTTTAAGAATTAATTGTTTTTATTATTTCTGCAATACTTTTAGCAATTTTACGACCACCCAGATTCGAAGGTTCAACCCTTTCAACATAGTCCTGTGTAGACTTGCTATCCAATATTTCAAACATTGGAAGCGCTACAATTTGGACACCAAATATAGAAATTTGTTCTATTGCATACTTGTATATTTGCTTAATGACGACTTGTAATTTTTCAGGATTTTGATTATAGCCTAAATAGGCTAAAGCATCATTTGCCCAACCGTATGTCAAATTTTCGTCCGGATAATAAAACATGCATACAACTACTAATTTTGGTAATTGTCGGGCAATCAATTCTTTTATATATTGTGTTACTTGGTCTTTAAAAAGACCTATAAAATGTTTGAAACCCCAGCATTTTGTTGGATTTTTTTTTAAATTTTCAATACTGTTGAATGAAAGTAGCAACACAAGATTATAAAGTGTAGCAAAAGTGGGTTTATAAACAATGTCATTTCCACCCACGGACACAATCAAGATGTCTTGTTTTTTTAAATGCTTTTGTATAAATACATCTTGTATTAGCAAATTTCCTTGTGTTCTTTCTTGCAAAGTTGACTCTTCAACTGCACAGTTTATACAAATATATGAGCTTCCGCGAAGCAAGTAATTCAAATGATAACATAAATCAGGCTTCATTTCGGGTGGGTTTAAAACTAGCTGATAATAATTGACTGCTTTCTTACTTTTTTGGTCCAAAATCCAAAATTTATTATCAAGAGAAGAATCTCCAGCTAGATAGACAATTTTAGACTGAGGAGCTAGTTTTTTGATGGTATTATACAAAATTTGCAAATGTGTTAAAGAATGTCCAGTGTAAAAATTATAAAAGCTGTAGGAATCCATTTAATGACAGTATTATTTTTTATTTAAGCCATAAGACGATGAATCAGCTCATTCTTATTTCCCTTTGTTGCGATGCCCTTCTCCTTACAAAGCTCCCTAAGCTGAACTAAAGTCATATTGCTATAATTTAGCTCTGGCTTTTCCGCGTTGCTTTCCTGCTCGTCGTCCACTGCAGCTTCACTCCCATCAACTGATCCTCCAGACAATGAACTCATATCACTACCGTTTTCACTGTGAGTCGGAGAACCAACCGATGATTCGGCATCACTGTCATCGGAAGAATGCTTTTCAGACAGCCTGTCAATAAGCTCTTGTTTAGTACCCTTTACTGGGAGACCCTTATCCTTGCACATTTCCTTTAGTTCGGTAACCTTTTTGGAAGAAAGGTCGTTGTTGCGATCCTTAGCAGGCTTTTTCTTGATTGCAGTTTTGGTCTTTTTTGGCGCTGAAGGCTCAACCAGATCGCTATCCTTTGACTTGTATTGCTCCTTTTCGTCATCAGAGAGGTTCTTCCAACGCTTTGATGTTTCCTTGGAGATCTCGCCAAAAGTAATGTCAGGGTTTTCGTCAAGAATCACAGACCTAATTGCAGCCGAGTAGTTGACATAAGCAGAACGCTTCTTGACGGTCTTACTCTTTTTGGAGCCGCCATTTTCAAGCCAAAGATTCATTAGTTCATCCTTGTCAAGGTCATACTTGGTGGCAATTGCGGAACAAAAGTCGTCGATGCTGGCATCAATTGACTTGCTGATTTTCTTAATGAGAGACATGTTTCTGTATTGATTATTGGGTTATAAATTCTGTTTTTGCAAATAAAAGTTAGTTTAATTGAAATTTCCTGTTGAGATTTTCTTGTTAGGAAGCCTGAAAAAAAATTTTTTGAATCAATTTTTAGCCAGCGGGTTAAAAATTATATTAAAAAAATTATAAAAAAAAAATGGAAATTGTAGATTTATTTGTTTACTGTTTTTTAACTGTAATCCTTGTGTTGGTAGCTTTAATTTTAAGCAAAATGAATAAAACCCAGCCAATGGAGCATTTTAATGGATGCACAAGCAAAGATGGAAAATATACTAATTGTAATTTTTGCAAGCAAAATGATTGTGGGAATAAAGGTTGTAGGTGGCAAGGCGGTTTGTGTATGCCGTGATTTTAAAACAGGAAATATAAAAATTGAATATATTATTTTAATCGAATTTAAAAGTAAAAATAATGCGTTTTTTTACTTTTGCGTGCCTATTGGCTCCAGTCCTTTCACAAACTTTGATCAAGATTGATCTTCTCCGAGGTGATGCGCCATCATCCAACATTGTTCTTCACGACTATCAAAATAGCCAATACTATGGCAATATTATCGTCGGTGGTCAAACTTTTTCCGTTATTTTTGATACGGGTTCTTCTAATCTTTGGATTCCTTCCAAGTCTTGTGCCACTAGCTGTCTCCGCAAAAATAAATATGATTCTTCCAAGTCGTCTCATTATGTGAAAAATGACACCAAGTTTAATATTCAATATGGTAGTGGACCAGTGAGTGGATTTTTGTCATCGGACACGGTTAATATGGGCGGATTTGATATTCAGAATCAAACCTTTGCCGAGATTACCGACGCAAGCGGTCTAGGCCTTGCTTTCAGGCTTGGAAAGTTTGATGGAATTCTAGGAATGGCGTTTGATACGATTGCTGTGGACGGTGTACCTTCACCTTTCCACAATTTGATGTCTCAGGGACTTATTCGAGAGCCTCTCGCAACTTTCTTGCTTGGAGATAATCAGGATGGAGAGCTTGTCTTGGGTGGAATCGAGTCGGAGAAGTTTTATGGTGATTTGAAATTTATTCCCGTTATTAATGAAACTTATTGGGTCGTTTCTCTAGACTCACTGCTAGTCGGTGATAGCAAGCTTGCATCGTACGCCAAATGCATTATTGATACTGGAACCTCGCTTATTACTGGTCCCGCTAGCGTTGTCAAGCAAATTGCCGATCTGGTTGGTGCAAAGAAGGTTATTGCCAACGAGTACTCTGTAGATTGCTCTGCGACACTTCCCGATATTGTGCTTCATTTGGGTGGAAAGCAGTTTACTTTGAAGGGCAAAGACTATATTATTGAAAATAGTGGACAGTGTATTCTTGGAATTATGGGTTTGGATGTCCCCAATGGACTTTGGATTATGGGCGATGTATTTATTCGCAAGTATTACACGGTGTTTGATTATGGGAAGAAGCAGGTAGGATTTGCGGTCAAGGCATAAAATTTATTTGCTCAAGTAAAAAATAATATAAACTAATAATAGATATGGAACCAACTCCCACACCAAACCCTCAAAATAATCCTAAAAGCTGTACTTTTCATTATACCACCGAAGAACAATTAATTATTGAATGTGATAAAAAACTTGATTCAATAAGTGATTGGCCAATGGGACAATGTGGCACACGCACCACTGCTGATCCCCGTGTCTTTGGCCCAGAAGCATGGAGAACTTTGCATCGTTTTGCTCAAAATTATCCTACCGAACCTAACGATGAAACCATCAAATCATGTATCAATTTTACCAACGCAATTCCCCGTATGTTACCTTGCGCGCACTGTGGATATGATTTTCAACAATTTATCAATGTCAATCGCGAAAATGAAAATAAAGATCCCTACAATCCTGACTGCGCCTCTTGTAAAGCCTACAATATGCCTTGTCAATCTCCGGAAACAGCATGTCAAAACCGTGATAATTTAGTCAACTTTTACTTGCGTGCTCATCACAATGTTGACAAATTAACCAAGCCATGTAAACCATTATATAGTCCTGAACAAGCAGCAGAAGCATATACTTATGAACAGAATTTCTGTGCGACAACTATTGTGTATGGAACCGAAGAAATTTGTAAAAGCAAGGGACAGACAGGTTGCGCGCCTTGATTTTATACTGGCAAAATTGAGTCCCATCAACTAGTAAAATTTATAAGCTTTACAAAAATCTAAAATTTCAAATTAATATTTTAATTTTTATAGATAACGATGTCAAAAGTTTTTACTATAATTTCGCATTATCGTTCTGGAACATCCTATTTTTGTCAACTCATTAAAAAAAATTTTGAAAATGTCAATATGAATTTTGAAATTTATTCAACACCATACCAAATAAATATATTTACCAGGAGGAAAGTTGAACAAGAGTTGGGATTTGCAAACGAAGAATTGCGAAACTATGCGAAAGAATTTCCATTGGATTATTTGGATTGCATTATAAATCATAATGCTAAAAGTCAAAATCTTACTGGGTTCAAGTTATTCCATAACCATTTAGATTGGGAAAAGGCTGAAATGGTTATTAAAAGAACGGATTTTGTGATTTTTTTGCATCGAAATTTCTTGGATATATATATTTCATTTATCAAGGCAAGGCTTATTGGTAAGTTTGCAAGAGTGGATACAAGCAATACTAAAATTCAATTTGATTCCAAGGAATTTGAAGAAATGGAAAATAATTATAATACCTGGATGCAAAAAACAACAAGATTAGTAAAAGAACAAAATATTCCATTTGTTGATATACATTATTCTACATTCCATAAAATGGATTTTGATCAAAAAATTGACTTTTTAAAAACATTGTTGGAATCTAAATTACAATTACCAATGATAATTGGTAATAGTTCATTAAATCAACGTCCGATAAGACTTCTTTTTAAGCAAGATCAATCAAAAAGTTACAATGAAAGTATTGAGAATTATAAAGAATTTGAAGATTATATTTTGAACTTTACGAACTATAATTTGAATTTAGAATCATTTTAAAAAATTTTTTAGAATTAAAATGTTATCGATCATAAATAGTGTTTGCGCAATCAAACCATCATCATTATCAGCTTTTACATACACGGCAACTGGATCTTATACTGTAGATTCTTCTTCTTATCCTCCTTACACGGTTATCAAATTTACTGGTAATGGAACAATAAAATTTACCGGTGCGACTAAATCTGTTAATTATTTATTAGTTGGAGGAGGCGGAGGCGGAGGTGTGAATGCTGCCGGGGGCGGTGGTGCTGGTGGATTGCTAAATGGGTCTTTTAATTACACCGCAGGAACTACTTATTTAGTAAATGTAGGTTTAGGAGGAACTGGTTCAGGAGTGATAGTGTATAATTCAGCTGGTAATCAAAACACTCAAGCGCTTAATGGAGGAAATAGTACAATCTCTGGTGGTGCAATATCTCTAATTTCATATGGTGGAGGAGGTGGTGGAAATCGAGATTGGTGCAATGAGGATTCTACTCCACCTAATGGACCTTGGTACGGATCAAATGGAGGTTCAGGTGGAGGAGGACCGGGAGGACAATCAGTTATTGATTGTAGTAGTATTAATTGTGAAGCTGCCGGTAATGGGCAATCAGGTCAAGGAAACAATGGTGGTCAAGGAATCCAAGCGGACTACAATTATACAACAACAACTTCATATTATCCAGGTCAGTCAATAATTATTAATGATCCAAGTGCGGATTCTGCTGGTGGTGGTGGTGGTGGTTTTGGAGGAACGGGACAAAATGCCTCTGATGCGAAAGGAGGAGATGGTGGTCGTGGATTTGAGTGGGCTTATACTGGTTCTACTCAATATGCTGGTGGAGGAGGGGGGTCAGCTGTTCCTGTTACAGATCAAAATGACAATATGGCAATGGCAGGTACTGGTTCTTATGGAGGAGGTGATGGGAACATTAATGGGAATGGTGGAAATGCAACGACATATGGAAGCGGAGGTGGAGCAGGTGGAATTAAGTATGAAGGAACGCTGTCATCTTATCGATACGGTGGGAATGGATATAGTGGTATATGCATTTTTGCCTGGACAACATAATTGTTGTAAATTGTTGACAATACAGCTGAAAAATTTCCATTCAACTATAAACCGAGTAATACTTTAATTTTGTCGTTATCTAAACTTTCATAATCAAATAAATAATCGTAGAGCCAATCTTGATTTTGTTTAATACGAATATAAACCTTGTTAATGTAAGAATCCTGTGAAGATATGTAATTTCGCTTGAATAATTCTTGCTCTGGGATTATATAAAATTGTGCCGAGTTTTTCAAATGTATCCAGTAAAAATCATTATCACCTATTTGATAAGAACGGTATTGGCGGACGCCATCGATAGTGCCATTATGAACACATAAAACTATCGTTTCTTTATTGTTGCGAATAGAGGTTACTTTTTCTTGAATTTTCAAATGACCAATAAAAAAATCCGTCTTTCCATTCTCAATTTCTGGATATGTAAATTGAATCCATGGTAGTTTGCTTTCTCTAATTTGAGCATACTCCTGTTCTTGTTTATTATATGCAGATGTTGGTACTAGTAGCTCTTCTTTTGTATAGTATTTGAACTTGTTTTTATAAGACTCAATAATTTGACAGATATTGGATTTTGGTGTTACCAAATACTTGTTATATTTAGAGTACTCTGATATATTTAGATTTGCTTTTAGATTTTTTATATCAAAGTATGGCATAATCCACAACTTATTATCTTCCAAGCAATAGCAAAACATTAGTAAGTCATCATATGCTTTGGATAAACGGCGAAAAGTATACATTTTAAATGACATTTTGGTAGTAACTTTTAATTGTGCTCCAATCCATTCGTTCCTGCTAGAATCCCTTGGACGAATCATAAAATCAGCACGACATCCTTCTTTGGTTCTTTCGACTTGATAAAATTGCTCTAGAATGCATTTGATTTCTTTATAACCATTGTACTCGATTTCGTAAAAATTCTCTTTAGAGGATATTGTTTTCATATTTCTTTGTATATTTTTTGCACGACAGTCTTTACACATGATTGCTGTTCGTCGCTGTAAGAAATTCGTTACAACGCATACATGTTCATGACCGCATTGAGCAAAAATTCTTACTTTTGCATGATGTATGGTTAAACCACGATTTTTAAGTTCATTATTAATTTGCTCTTGTAATTCTTGTTCTGTCGTTAACAAATTACATTCATAACTTGCAAACTCTTGATAGAGTTTTAGGTAGTTCATTTTGAAGGCGAATAGAAAAGTTTTTAAAGTATCAATTTTAAAAACTTTTTCGCTCTCGACAGGGATCGAACCTGTGACCTTGTGGTAACTTTCAATATAAACTTTATACTGGTAACAGCCACACCTTCTGCCTACTGAAGTACAAGAGCAATTCACCGCCAAAAAAAGACTCCATCGCCTTTTTATAATATAATTAGATTTTTTTAAATCAATCAATTTTTAGATTTTCATAAATACTCAACCCAACAATATTTTTGTTTTGCGTCAACTTTTCCTGTAAATACTCCAACAATGCTCCACCTCCCGTCGAAATATAAAATCCATTTTGTTTATTCTTGATCAGCGATGCCGTCTCACCTCCTCCAATAATTATTTGCTTGCCTTGCAATTTCTCAAGTTCCTGAACAAAATCTACACTCCCCTTTGCAAATTCAGCATGCTCTATCCATCCTAAACTCCCATTCCAAAAAATAATTTGTGCCTTTTTAGCGAGATCCAGCAAAAGCTTTAAACTCTCGTCGCCGATATCATAGCAATTTATATTGGATTCGTGTATTTTTGGTATATAAACTCTTTCTTTTCCCCACAAGCCAAACCCATCGTGCAGGACTCCATATCCGTCGTGCATCACAACCACATTATGTTTTTCGGCACAATCATATTGTTGTGCAAGACCTCCTGTTACAAAAACAGTCGCATTGGGAATACTTTGAAAAGCACTTATAAGAGGCATTTTATCAGCAATTTTATTTCCTCCAATAACACACAAAATATTGCTCGTTGTATTGCTTAAAGATTGCAATGCATCCAGTTCCGATTGGATAAGATGTCCAAATCCAAAAGGCTTGTTGAAAAATTTTGGCGCATAAATACTCATATGCTTACGATGTAGGCAACCAAACGCATCGCAAATAAAAACATCGGCCAAATCTTTGTAGATACTTGTGACATTCGAATGTAAATCATACTTTGCCTCTTCAGGGTGAAATCGAAGATTTTCTAGCAAAAATACTTTTTCACTGCTGCTACCCAAATAAGTCTTGGTTTCCTCAGAAATACCTTTTGGTAGAAAAGTAATTCCGCACTGCAAATACTCTTCCAAAATGGGTTGCATAAAGGCTAAACAATATTTAGAGTCAATGCCTTTTGGTCGCCCAAAATGTGAACAAATGATAAGTTTGAATGGATTTCGCGCCAAAATGTATTGGATAGTTGGCAATGCGCTCGTAATTCGATAATCATCAGTAACAACTCCTCCTACGACAGGTACATTTAAATCTAAGCGCAGCATGACGACTTTGTTGCAAACATCGATATGATTATAAAAATAACGCTGAGAAATCTTGGTACTATTGTATTTGTGCATTGCTTGTGCAAGCCGAATGAGCTGTGCAGAATAGGACCATTCATTATCATACCATAGCAATAGTTTTAGTCGACCACGGCCCATATCCAAGGAACCCTTGACATCTAGAATGGTGGGTGTGGTTGTAGTCAAAAAATCACAACTAACTAGGTTTTGCTCCGTCACTCGAAATACTTGATTATACAATTCGTGGTTTTTAAATAATTGTTTAATATCACCGAGTGTCGTATCAACAGCTTCCAACTCTAAAGTAACATCAAGCATAGAGGAATTCAATACTGGGACTCGGACAGAAGTACCAAAGACTTTGCCACAAAGATGCGGTAAAATTTTGGTAATGGAGGAAGAAGCTCCAGTCGTGTGTGGAATAATATTATTGAGAATCGTACGATGGGTTCGCAATTTCTTATCAACGACATCGACGGTATTTTGTGATGCGGTAGTGGAATGAATCGTGGTAAATACACAATGTTTTATTTTAAAAAAATCATCCAACAGCTTGACCAAAGGAGTAATACAATTTGTAGTACAAGAAGAGGCAGAAACTACAGATTCTCCCTCGTACAAGTAATCATTGACTCCATAAATATATTGAGGTGTATCGTCTTTTGGAGGTGCACTCATAATCACAAAGTCTACATCATGTTGCTTTGCCTTGGCTGTTGTCAAATAAGCACCAGTTGCGTCAAAAACTATTGTACAACCATAATTTCTCCACGGAAGTTGACTTGGATTTCGACTAGAAAATAATTCAATGATGTGACGACCAATGCTAAAAGTCGTATCTCCAAGAATGGTAAAATCAAAATTATTTGGATATCGATGGGTACTATCATATTTCAAATATTGTTGAATGTCATCTACGCTCATGGATGATGCATTGATACATTTAATTTGAAATTGATCGTTGGACAAAAGTTGTAGAAATACGCATTTTCCAATTCTTCCAAAGCCGTTGATACCAATATTAATCATTTCTTTTATGAATGAATAATATTGCCAAATAAAATCAATTTTTGATAAACCTCAAGTAGTCCGTCTTGGATATGTCTGGTTTGAAAATAAACAATTGACTAAAGGGAATTAACACCAAATTGGAGATTGGGTCAATTTTCTTTTTTCGATTTTCATAGTTATAAGGAAAAGGTTCAAATGAACTTAAAATTGGTTGTAAATTCGCCAAGGTACCAAATAAATAAACAACAACTTTGTTGTTGCGATCGTCTTTTAAAGGTTCTGGATCAGGAGGAATTTCATGTAGATACTGTTTGGAAGATGATAAATGAAAAAAGTAATGAGTATAATTTTTTTTATGATGTTCTACTTGAAAATGATGGATTGGCACACCAAACAATTTTATTTGAGCTTCTTCTAAAGCTCCGCGATATAAAGCGTCGAGAGGTTTTTCATCAAAGTGGCAAGTTTCTGATATACCCGCTTTAACATAATTTCCTTTTTGAGCATAATTTTTTGGACATAATAAATAAAGTTGTTCAGAATGTTTGTTTTGAATATTTACAAGCAAATCAAATGCTTGAGATAGACCAGCAGGAAAATATGGAGATATAGATAATGTTCGTGTTATTGAACAACCTTTAGGACCAGATATATAATAATTATTATTATTTAAAGTATATTTGGTAGTAGGCTGTATCAATGCATCCAAATAAGATGTTTGAGACTTCATGCCTGGAATTTAATTATGGATAATTTAAAAAATTTTCATTCATTTTTTTTGGACTTGTTTAAAAAAATATACTTGAAATAGAAAACAATAAATGAAATTATTGACATTTTTATATTCTACATTATTAAGTACACAAGATACTCCTTATCCCATCGAAATTGGAAAAAATATTTGTTGTAACTTGGCATTGAATATTCCAAAATCATTTATCATTACCAATCCAACGATATACCAAATTTACAATAAAAGTATGAAATTTGATAAAAATGTGATTATCGTCCCTGATGGTGAATCCTATAAATCAATAGAAACAATTTCTAAAATTATTGAAAAAGCGCAATTGCAAGGATGTGACAAATATTCACAATTTGTTGCATTTGGAGGTGGAGTAATTGGGGATTTGACTGGTTTGGCGGCAAATTTGTATATGCGAGGAATCAAGTTTACAAGTATTCCGACGACACTAATGTCAATGATTGATTCCTCCATTGGAAGTAAAAATGGAGTTAATAATGTATATGCTAAAAATGTAATGGGAACATTTTATCCTCCTTCCAAAATAATCATTGATATTAGATTCTTAGATACATTACCGCAGCGAGAATATCAATCGGGAATTGCAGAAATGATTAAATGTGCTATAATTGGGGATGCAGAATTTTTTTCATGGTTGGAAAAAAATATTGATAAACTTTTGCAACGAGACGAAAAAGCTTTACTCTACGCAATTGAAAAAACTTGTGCATTCAAAATAAAAATTGTCAATCGAGATCCCTTTGATACTGTAGAAATTCGAGCTCAATTAAATTTAGGTCATACATTTGGTCACGCTTTGGAAACATTGACTGACCTAGATCAATATCTTCATGGTGAAGCGGTAGCGATTGGTATTTGCTTGGCAAGTGAGTTATCAAATCTAGAAGGAAAGTTGGATTGTATTAGCCTAAAACGAATCAAACATCTGTTGGAACGAGCCAAACTACCAACAACATATGATAAAAGTATCCTAAAATCAGAGGATATGATGAGAGTTATGAAATTGGACAAGAAAAACAATAATCAAGTTATAAAGTTTGTATTGCCTACTGAAATTGGAAGTGCTTTTGTGTCAACAAGTCAATTGAAAAATTTGAGAAAAATACTCTAGCCCTGATGAATCTTTCCATTTTCAAATAAACCTTGGTAAATCGAACCATTCTCATAATACAATGTTCCTTCTCCGTGTCGCTTATCATTAAGCCATTCACCTTCATAGCGATTTCCATTTTTCAGCCATCGAATTCCAAAACCGCACTTTACATCATCTTTCCAATTTCCTTCATATCGATCATTAAATTCGCCACCATAATAATATTTACCAAATCCTTCTTTTTTTGCATTTACCCAATCGCCAGCATACAAATCTCCATTAAAATAGTTCATTGTACCTTGACCGTGTGCAAGACCATTCTTCCAATCTCCGCTGTAAGATTCACCGTTGATATTTGATTTTCCGCGACCTTGTATTGTTCCGTGTACAAAATTTCCTTCAAAAGTACCATTCTTTAATGTAAGTTTGCCTAAACCATGAACTTGTCCATTGTCGAATTCGCCGTGATAAATCATGCCATTTGGATAATAAAAAACACCTTTACCGTGATATTTATTGTTTAAAAATTCACCACGGTACAAAATTTTTCCATTTCTAATTTTTGTAGCTTCTTTTAACTCCATTATTATAATTATTTAGAGATTCAATCAAAAATTATCATTTTTTATGCTGTTAAACGAATAATTAAATCCGCAACCTTTGAACCAGCAGGCAATTTTCTATTTTCGGAGACACAAGACGAATCTTTATCTTGATTAAACCACTCATTTTTATTAAAAAAAATTTTCAAGCCAATGTTTAAGAAAACTAACTATATATATAAAATGGTAAAAACAATTAAAGTCAATCAACCATTACGAGACATGATTGTTCAAAATAATATTTTTATGGGAACATTATCTTTATTACGATTTTATAAAGATGAAAATTTCTTTCGCCCGATGCCAATTATATTTAATTTAGAACAATTACCAGACGAGTTTAAATATTTCAAGGATTTAAATTTATTATGTGAAACAATTCCTTGTAAACATCCCTATGGTAAAGGATTAGCTAGGAATCTATTTTATAATATTAAAGATGATTCTCAAAAACAAAAGCAAGGACCTCGTATATCGAAGCTAATACACTTTATTCGTTTGGATGATTTAAATGTAGCGCCCAATGTATCGTGTTGTATTAATGCAGACTCTGAATATATTACCGAATTAAAATTAGGACAACAAAATATTATTCACGATGAATGTGCAAATGTTTCCTATCAGTATGAATTACCAATTAAACCTGTAGAAAAACCTGAACATTCTATTACTTATTATCAAAATCTGATAAAAAATAAGCACGGTAAAACAGTATCATTTAAATTATCAAATAACTAAATTAAAAATTGATTCTAAAATTCATCCTTGTAATTTTTCAATAAAATGGACTCTATTGAAAAAAAGAAATCACCCAATCGTTTGATTGTGGATGAAGCATTAAATGATGATAATTCTGTTATTTCTCTTTCTGCACAAAAAATGGAGGAGCTTGGCCTCTTTCGAGGTGATACCGTAATGATTAAAGGCAAAAAAGGAAAATCAACAGTATGCATTGCTCTCGTAGAAGATGATATTGAAAATGGTTCAATTCGTATGAATAAAGTTGTTCGTAAAAATTTGCGAGTTCGTCTTGGAGATCTTGTTACCGTGAATGCTGCTGGAGATGTTCCCTATGGAAGTAAAATACATGTTCTTCCGATTGATGATTCAATTGAGGGTGTTTCAGGAAATCTTTTTGATGTGTATCTTAGACCATACTTTTTGGAAGCCTATCGACCCGTTTCCAAAGGTGATTTATTTATTGTGCGTCAAGCGATGCACCCTGTTGAATTTAAAGTAGTAGAGGTTGATCCTGGACCATTTTGTATTGTATCTCCAGATACAGAAATCTTTTGCGAAGGAGAGCCCATCAAGCGTGAAGACGAGGAACGTCTTGATGATGTTGGGTATGATGATATTGGGGGTTGCCGTCGACAAATGGCACAAATCCGTGAAATGATAGAGTTGCCATTGCGTCACCCTGCTCTTTTTAAAAATCTCGGTGTCAAGCCGCCTCGGGGTGTTTTGCTTTATGGACCTCCTGGTTCTGGAAAGACATTAATTGCTCGTGCAGTTGCTAATGAAACAGGTGCATTTTTCTTTTTGATTAATGGTCCTGAAATCATGTCAAAAATGGCGGGTGAATCGGAATCGAATCTTCGAAAAGCGTTTGAAGAAGCCGAAAAAAATGCCCCTGCAATTATTTTTATTGACGAGATTGATTCGATTGCTCCCAAGCGTGACAAGACCAACGGTGAGGTCGAAAAGCGTATCGTGTCACAGTTGCTAACGCTAATGGATGGTATGAAAAAGCGTGCGAATGTTGTTGTCATTGGTGCAACCAATCGTCCTAACTCGATTGATCCAGCATTGCGTCGCTTTGGTCGTTTTGATCGAGAAATTGACATTGGTGTCCCCGATGAGAATGGCCGTCTCGAGGTTTTTAGAATTCATACACGCAATATGAAATTGGATGGAGATGTTGATCCAGAATTTATTGCTAAAAATACACATGGTTTTGTTGGAGCCGATATTGCAGCCTTGTGCACGGAAGCAGCAATGCAATGTATTCGTGAAAAGATGGATGTTATTGATGTAGAGGAAGAAACCATCGATGCGGAAGTATTGGATTCCATGGCTGTCAATATGGAGCATTTTAAGCATTCGATGAATGTATCCAATCCATCGTCGTTGCGTGAAACTGTAGTCGAAGTACCGAATGTAAGTTGGGAAGATATTGGTGGTTTGGAGTCTGTTAAACAGGAACTCAAGGAGCTTGTTCAATATCCCGTAGAGCATCCTGATAAATTCCTCAAGTTTGGAATGTCACCTTCTCGCGGTGTGTTATTTTATGGACCACCAGGATGTGGTAAAACTTTGATGGCCAAAGCAGTGGCAAATGAATGTCAGGCAAATTTTATATCCATCAAGGGGCCAGAATTGTTAACCATGTGGTTTGGAGAGTCAGAGGCAAATGTTCGTGAAGTATTTGAAAAGGCACGAGCAGCAGCACCATGTGTCCTGTTTTTTGATGAATTGGATTCAATTGCTCAGGCGCGAGGAAATATGGCGGGAGATGCAGGGGGAGCTGGTGATCGTGTGATGAACCAGCTGTTGACAGAGATGGATGGAATTGGAGCAAAAAAGAATGTTTTTATTATTGGTGCAACCAATCGCCCCGATATTATTGACCCAGCTCTCATGCGCCCTGGTCGCCTCGATCAACTGATTTATATTCCAATGCCAGATGTAGATTCGCGTCTGGGAATTCTAAAGTCAACGCTACGCAATTCACCAGTATCCAAGGATGTTGATCTGCGGTATATTGCCGAATCAACCGATAAGTTTACGGGAGCAGATCTTACAGAAATTTGTCAACGCGCAGCAAAGTTGGCAATTCGAGAAGAAATTGAAAAGGATAAATTGCGCATTGAACTTGGAGATGGTGTTGAGGAACAAAATATCCAAGAGATATCAGAAATTCTTCCCAAACACTTTGAAGATGCGATTCGTAACGCACGACGAAGTGTCTCTGACAAAGATATGGCTCAATATTCATCGTTTGCAAGAACAATGCAAGCGGCGAGTGTTATTAATACAGGAAATGGAAGCTTGGCTGACTTTTCGTTTCCAGGTTCTTCTCAGTCTACAGCAGCTGTCACTTCGGTTCAAGAAAGCTACGAAGATGATTTGTATGCTTAATAAAAATAGACTTCTTTTAATCCATTCTCACCATTAACAGCAATTATTGATTTTATCGATTTTAATTTCCCTGACTGTGCAGAAACTTGAAAACAAATGGATGAATTTTTATTTGATAAAATACAACATTTATCTTTTATATTACTACATGCAATTAGTTCACCTATAGTTTCCCCAGTTACTTTATCCTGAGCTAAAAAAGATAGAGTATAAGTTAGTAAACTATTGGTAGTTTTAAGATCAATACTATTAAAAGAAGTAACAAGTGATATTTTCCAATTAGAGTTATGAGGAAACACTAATTGGAAATCATAATGAGTATCATTACGATTGTTGGAACAATATAAAGGTTTTAAATCACTCAAGGTTTGGGTATAGGTACCGTATATTTTGTAACAGGATGGAACTTTCATTCTATATATAATAAAAATATTTTTTTAATTCTATAAATATTTTTAACCTATAGAAATGCCAAGGACTTTTAAAAAATTTTCACAATTAGCTTTTTTTAATGTTGTGCAAACACCAACACCAACACCAACACCAACACCAACACCAACACCAACACCAACACCAACACCAACATGTCCCGAAATGTTGAATGGTGTAGATATTTTTGTTCCTAAACCAACACCTTATCCAAGTTTTCAGGGTGCCAACATTTTTATTGAATATGAAGAAGGAGCGGATGATGGACCTCATGTAAGATCAAAATAAAAAATATTATATATAAATAGAATATGGATCAGTGCAAAGAGATTATTAGAAAATATTTCAAAACACATTTTCAAAACGAATTAAATTCATTATTATATTGCAAAAATAATCAAAGTTTATTAGCTCACAAGACCAGTGAATTATTTTTACAAAGTTTCAACATGTCCAACATTAAAGTTACCGAAAGTAACATAATCAATGAAATTCAAAAATCTCCAAATTTTAGTGCGTCCCAAAAACAACAATACATTGAAATGGTTCAATCAGAATTTGGAGATATGAGTCGTATAAAACAACGCTTTGATTTGGAAGTTCGAATCTTTTTGGATCGCAATTCATAATTGTTTAGGAATGCATTGCAATAAACGGATTGTAGGATGTACTATTATTTTTTTGAGAAGGTTGTTCTTTATCTACTTGGACATCCTTCTGTTCGACTTTATCTTCTATTATTACATCATCCTGATAATTCCATACTGTTGGCTTTTTTAAAGCTTTCGGTTTTTTGACAATGTATACCAAAACAACTAGAATGGCAATTGCAAAAGAAAACAAAAATATTGTGGATATTATATTCATTTTTAATTCAATCAAAATTAAAAAAATTTATTGTCTAAATTGATCTCCCTGATATCTGTCTGCAAACTCGTTAACTGCTTTCTTTTTGATATCCATAAAATCATTATTGGTTGGCATGTCACCTGCACGATCGTGCATTCTACCAAATCGTGGAACAGAATTTCCAAGTGCTTCAAATTGACCACTTGAAGCACTATTAGGATTAACCAATCCAGACCCGTCTCTACTCTGAACGCTCTCATATACATCATAACCAAATGAAGTTCGGTCATGTACTGTTTCCTTGTTTTGAATCATCAACATGCTTCGAGGATTATCTTGTTTGACTCCTAATTCTCCCATTTGCTCTATATATTTTTTATTGGTTTCAAAGCTTTGAGTTTTATATAAATCATCAATTGCCGATCTTTGCTGAGATGAGGAATAGGCATCTAATCCTTGTTGATAATTATCGTGTCCGATACTGCTTGTTACATTAATATTTTGTAAATCACGAACACGAACTGGTATATCATTCGCTAAACCTGGAATATTTTGTGGAACGGGTGCACTTGGTCTGGATTCATAAACAAGGTTTTTGTGCAAGGGATCAATTCTTCCGGAACTGAAATTTTCAAAATCAACAGTTCGTGTATAAGGGGAAGTTTTAGTAGCTTCTGAAAAGGTAAGCGGAGTATTTCTACGATATTCTCGATTCAACTTGTCTTGTGGTAAAATGTATTGTCGACCAATCATCGTTTTACGAGCTGGAGCTTCAATGTTAAGTGGCTCTTCTTTTACATTCAAGTTTTGACTAATAATAGGTTCAACATTTCTCCAAAATTGCGAAGAGGTTGGCTGGGTGTATGCTTCCGTATTAATATTTGCTTTTAATGACTCTTTTGGGTTATTGGACATATTTACACTAGTTCCTTTATAGGGCATGGACTCGGCAGCAAAAACATAGGATCCAATCTTATTTTCATCGCGTACTTGCGTACTTTGACCATCGATGTTGGAACCTTTGTACGGCATCGATTCAGGAGCAACAACCCAAGATCCTAATTTTTGCTCTGGGTGAATATCTTGTTGGAAATATTCAATACTTCCTTGCTTTGTATAACCAAAATTAGTATTGGAAACAATATCTGTATGTAATGGATTGTGGTTAATTTTTTGAGATGAAAATCCTTGCATATCTTGAGCATTTTGTTTAAAACTAGAAGTCTTGTTTGTATTGGCATTTATATTGGTTAGATCATTATTAATTCCAGTTGATGGATTAGTTGAACTTTGACCTTGTTTATTGTATTGATTTTTTATAGAAGTTTGTACTGGAATCGCATAATTCTTTTGACTTACAGCACGAGCTAATTGATCGGTTGGACCCTGAATCGATAACTCATTTTCATATCCGGATAGATTTGTAGTTGCGCTTATATTATCTTTTGTTTCATTGACAGCTTTGTTTTGAATTAGACTAATTTGATCTCGAATGTTCGCAACATTTTTATTACCAGATATATTGGAAAAAGCATTGTACAACATTTTATTTTCATTAATTCCTTGATTATTCGAAGATTGCGCGATATCTCGAATGTTGGATTTCGCAAATCCTGCGATACCCGCACTTGTATCAAATTGTCGAATATTGGACAAATTTTTAGGGTTTTGACCTAAAGCACTTCGATCTGTTTGAATATGATCGCTTACAGCATTTGTTTCATATAAACGGGTAGGATTTTTTACATTAAGATTAAGACCAGTATTTTTTTGCAAATTGGATTGCCTTGGATTATCATTTAAATGATATTCGATGTTGGAAGTTACATTAATATTTTTTATATTTTCGTGGATACTTTTTCGTGTTTCTGGACAACTCATCTGAGAAATAATATTGGGTACAACTGGATTCGTCAATGCATAAAACCAATTTCTTGGCAATCTTGATAACGGTAAAAGCTGTTCTTGTCGAAAGACAGGTGGATAAAATACATCAGGGCGAAGTGGTAGTTTAACTCCAGGTGCTCCTTGAGTCACACTAGATCGAGATCCAGCATTATTACCATAATTATCATAAGACACGCTAACCATGGGATTAACTCCTCGTGCATACACATTAATATTTTCGGCAATACGATCTCCACTGTCTTCTTGTGATAAAAGAATACTTTGAGTTTGTCCAACTTTATCTTTTCTACGAGTAAATATACCTTTATTAGGATCTCTTAAAATAATCTTATTTCTTCCCCACATTTCTACACTGGGCAATGTAACTTTGCGATTGGTTGTTAAACAATCATACGATAAACCTCCGGCACTCATTTTTCTTCAATACGATTTTTTTTATTTCAATTTACAAGTTTTCATTCTTAAACCGAATTTTTTTTATTGGGTTGAATAAAATGCTTTATAATTTTATTCATCCAAAAGACTTACCGATAATTTATTGTGATGCTCCTGAATTTTTGGAAAAATTATCTGAAAAATTTCAAAAAAAAAAACAATGCTACGAAATTTTCAAGTTACATTCAAATGATCCAAATTTCATGTATTCACTTTCTTGTTACATGCAATGGTTAATTTATTCCAGTTCTCATGTAAAACACGATACTCCCAAGGATCTAATTCCTTTACTTGTTTCTCAACAAAGTACAAAAATTCAAAATAAAAAGCAGAGCATTTTAGGTGGAGTTTCTGGCGATATTTTCAAAAGCATGTTTGCTGATAAATATCCCATCATTATCAAATACAAGAGTCTTTGGTCGTCCTTGACAGATTTTTTGCACGAGTATCAAATTGGTATGATCGGCACCAATAAATTAAGAATTTTGTGTCCCAACTTTTGTTACACTTTGGCTATCTATCATAATCCCAATTGTGTCACTGAAAAGGTAATCAGACAACAAAAACAAATCTCAATCAAGGTTTGTAGAACCAATCGCCTTGTTTTGGAATATATTTCGGGTGTTACTTTCAAGGACTATTTAAAAAAAATTATGATTTTGCCGAGAAATGAAGTCAATATTAAAGGATTTTTAAAAATATTTATACAAATTGTTCTCTCGTTGGAAATTTCTCAGCAATCACTATTTTTTACTCATCATGACTTGCATTATAATAATATCATGATTATGCCGAATAAAGCAAAAACCTCCACCAAGTATCAAATTTTGGACCAAATTTATCAATTTCAATCTACAAATATTCCAATAATTATTGATTTTGGACACGCAAGTATTATAGATGGAAATCAAATTCTAGGTAAAGCCTATCATAATTCATTTGCCGACGCGGGTTTATTTCCATTTTATTTACCAGGAGGCGATTTATATAAAATAATTGGATCTATTTGGTTTGAATTCTTTCATAAATTACAAAAAGATGGTAAACGCACCCCATATAAATATTCTACAAATACAATGGGTTCTGTACTGACTGAATTCTTTCAATATATTTTGGTCAACTTTTATAATATTCAAACTTGGTTTCCGCAAAATGCGAATTATTTAAATTTAAAATTATTAGCAAGACCGGATATTTTTGGATCAAGACAAGTCTATTTATCAACCTTTTCATTTTTAGATTTTTTAAGCAAAACCAAACATTCTATACTCACTATTTTCGATTTGGAAGACTATCCCTGGGTCCAATTACCTATTCAACAATTGCAACAAGGGCAATATCCTGTGCAACATGGACAAACATCTCAAAAACTTTTGGTTTCTTGTTTTGAACATTTAACTTGTTCCAAAATTAAACAAGTGGGGAATTTGAAAAATGCATTTCGAAATACATGGAATGAAGAACCAATCGTGAATAATGACCCAGCTTTGAAAATAATACAAAGAGTTTTTTCATCGGATGGTACTTTCTCTTTGCCAATTCCAAAGTTAGATTTAGAAAATCTTGATAATCTTACAGCCTATTTGGGAGATCTACAAGCCTGGGAAGAATTTGTGATTTATATGAATAAAATATTTACTCATTTGCAACAACATAAACCACTACCTCCGAATATTTGGGATTACTATACTCATAGCAAAAATAACTTGATTTATTACTATCGAGTTTATATATGCATCAAGAGCTTTTTTAGCTATGTTGTTGAATTTTTTAAAATTCCTCTTTTGAAAAATTGATTTAAATAATTAAAAAATTTATAATAAACAAAAACCACCGATAGCTCAGGTGGTAGAGCTTTGCGTTGTAGTTGGTAAAAAATAATAGTACCGCAATTGTCGGGTGTTCGAATCACTCTCGGTGGATAGATATTTTTATAAAAAATTTAAAAATATCTAGATAAAAATGCTAAAAGATCTAAAAAAGATGACTGCAAAATATCATCAAAATGCAAATGTTTGTATTCAAGGGATGTTGAATGATTCGAAAAATTTAATCTTGGAAGATGAATTTTGTGATAATAATAATGTTGTTTTTTGCATGGGAGATTTGTTTCAATCTAAACTTTCTAATTATAAATGTTTATATAGTGGTAAATTATTAACCAATGGATTGATTGCGTGCTGGCCTTCAAATTTGAATCAAAGAGCCGACACTGTACCAAAAAGAAAACTTTTTAAATTTGGTCAAGATGGTTCATACATCAAAAAGGGAACATTACTTGGCCCCTATCCCGGTAAAATTTATACTCCGAATAGCAATGAGGATGACATGTATACTTTTGGAGTCATTATCGACAAAAAAGATTATAATTTAATACCAATTAATCCACAACAAACATTTTTACCCCTTATAAATAGTATATCTTTTGATCTTTATGATTCATGTCAATGTAATTTTGAAAAATTTCTAGATAAAGTATTGGCACCATTGAACAAAAATTTCTGTTTTTATATACCTAACTCTGAATTGAATGTAGAACCCATTAGTATTGATGGAATTATTTTTTATAATACCATAAAACGAATAAAAAATGGTGACGAACTTGTTTCAAATTATAAACAACAATATTTAGCAGGTCTTACTGAGAGGATGGTATTTCCTCGTTGGAAAATTAAATTGGTCAAACACAAGTTGTTATACTACAGAATTATTTTAGAATGGTATCGATTACATTTGAATCATTTGAATAAAGACGCAACTATTGGACAAGATCAAAAACAAGAACTTGAACAAAAATACCTAGACCAAATAATACGAGCTACAAGTAAAATTATCCAACTAACTAATAATAGTAATCTACCCGATTTTATAAAAAATCCATCATGGATAAGCAGTAAAGCTTTACAATTTAAAAAAATATTAAATTCAATATTGTTGTAATTGTTGTGAATTAACCCACGCTGCCATTCTTCTAAAATTGGCTTGGCGTTGTGCTTGAACTTGCGGTTGCATTTCAGCCCATTCTTTCATTGTCATTTCTTGAATTCTTCCATACTTTATCTTTCGTTTTCGTGTTTGTTCAGTTATAAAAGCATATGCTTCATGGTATGTTTTGAATTCTGTAAATGTTTTTTGATCCATTGCATTTACAGCAATGACTATAAATATAGGTATTTCAATGCGGTGTAATGTAAAAGGTGTTTTTGCAAGCTTTTTTTGAATAAAAGAGTCTGCTTCTGATCGTGTATCAAATTTTATTCTGATTTCATAAGTATGATCTACCATTTTTTTATAACATGCATTATAAAAATTTTATTTAATGATACCGATTGGCTCGTACAAATCGATTCTGTGGGACTTCTTATGAATATGTCCATCTTTTATTTTGACCCATTTACCATTTCCAAGACATTCAAAATGATAATCTAGAGTTTGCCCTTTTTGAAAACAATCCTGACACAAATCAAAATTATCACAAATATTACATTTGTATCGATTACCAGGAAAATCTAAATATCCACACGAGTCGCAACAATATCCCATATTCCGATTTATAATCATATAATAAAGCAATTCTCGAGCACTATTAAACTTGTGATAAAAATATTGATTCACTGTTCTCCAATTTGGAAATCCGTAATTTTGTAATACATCACTTACTTGTTTTAGATGAATCGGAAATTTTTGTTGATATAATGTTTTTAAACTTGCTCGTTGCAATATCTTATAACTTTCATATAGTAAATCGACATCGTTGGTATATTGTTGTTCACATAATATATATATTTGACCTGAGTCGATATTAACAATATCCTCCAACGAACTCCATTGAACATTTACAAGATAAGGAGTACCTTCTTTTCGAATCAAGAATTGTTTTTGCCATATTTTAAAGACATCTTGAATAAACAAGGATCGATAGAGATAAAAATAATGAGAAAAATAGTTGACGATTTTACTAATTGGGTCATATACTTTTAAAAAAATGAGAGATGTCAATTCGCTATAGTCATTATTCTCAAATTTATTATCAATAGCATTTTCGATCCAAATCAAAATTTCACATCGTGAATTCAATTGATCAAACAAAATTTGAAAATCTTGTACAAGTAAATGCGGTGTGTAAGAAGAATCAAAAGAATCTTGATTAAACGCCCATATTCGAACATTATCGGTTTGGTTGACTTGAAATAATTTATAAACATCATTATATTTTGTTGCATTTTGAATTGGATATTCGATCAATCCAAAATTAAAATGCTTTGAGAATTCATTGCTTACAGTATAAATATTAAAAAATTCCATAATCCATGTTACTTTAATATTAATCGAACCATCTTGATCGATATAATCTTGCTCAACGAGGTCATCCAGGCTGATAAATTGGGTTGTTCCTGACATATTGGTTTCATAGTCAAAATATTGACATAAACTCACAGTAAATGGTGGTTTTGTATTATTTTGTAATTGATAAACAGTATAACATTCATTTGTCCAACTATTTTCAAAACTGTTTATACATTCAGTGTAAATGGACAAGTAATCGGATTGATATTTTAATACGCATTGAAATGTATAATCTCCAAACTTTACCATTGAAGATTTAAACATTTTGTTGATTGGATAATCTAAAAATTTGGGAATCTTAAAAATCGTACAAGCCGAATTTTTTTTATTGTGATCTAGAACCATTTTTTTCCAATCACAATCATAAGATTTCACACAGGATAGTCTCATATAATATGGAATTAAAGAATTTGCATTATTCCAATAATGTTTATTATCCAAGGTATTAAAACAATTCCAATTGCAACAACCAAAATTTAAAGCATCAGTGACAGGCAAATAATCCTTAATTTTTGATAATAAATAAATAGAAATATTGTTCATTTCTATTTTATTTTATTTTCAATCCACTTTAAAATCATTTTTTATCAGATGTTGGTGAATGTAAAATAATTAATATAAATACAAACAAGGTTAGCAGACTCAAAATCAACAAAAAGAAATAAGCATTTATTGTATTGTTTGTTTGTATGATTGGAAGTTTGGGATGTTGATATTTTTCTTTAATCACGGTTTTATTTGGTTTACTTTCCCCAAAATACGAAGGTTGAAAGGTTACGATTCCACTTGCCACAATTTTTTTATAATCATATTTCTGTGTTTTAGGATCTTGTACAGAAGTAGTAAATACAACACTTACATCAAATTGAGATTTTTTATTAATTGGATAATGCGCAATGTGAAAATATCCATCCATACCCCAATCTTTACCCCAAGAATTACGAACTATCCAATATCCGATTGTTTTTTTTTTGGTAGAAGTCGATCCGCGCTCTAGTAAACTTTCTTCTACTTCTCCCTCACCCCAACCAATAATGACGACAGCATGTGTTCCAAGCGTCTGGTCCAATAATTGAGAATATTTTTTAGTGTCATAATCCACATTTTCTAAATAAATATTAGAAGGATTTTTATTACCGCATGTAAAATCTCCCGTTTTAAAATTTGGAAATACTGAAAAACCTCCGACGACTGGGCCATAATCCATGATATGTTTCTTCACAAACATTATCGAATCTTTCACAGAGTCGTCCTTGGCTTTATCCTCAGTCAAGGTCATTGCTCTTATATTTTTTATATAAAATCGGATTCCCTTTATTTTGTCAAACTTGCATTTAGGAACCAGTGATTGTAAAGAACTCGTACTGTCACTTTTCGGTGTATTTACTTTAGTTTTCGGTGGGTTGCATTTTTTACTATCAGTACACCAATCATAAGTGGCGCCGATTTCTTCAGTTCCCACCCCATTGTATTGAACCCATTCAAGGGCTAAATTTGGATTGGATCCTTCACATTTAAGATTTAAATCATTTACAAAACATGAAATTAAATACGACCAGCTAATTTTGGGATGAAAATCAATCAAATTATAGGCAACAAATTTATCCGCAATACAAGTAGCAATCGAAAGGGCCCAGCAACATCCACATAAGAATTGATTAACGACCGGACAAATATTCTTGTTTTCCTTCCTCCAATCAAATTTTTTCGGTACACCACTCTTGGATCCTTTTGTTGCAGCTCGCACAAGCAATTTGCCATCATCTGTTTTCTCTTTTTCAATAAACTTGACATTGGTAATATCAAAAAGACAATTATTAGGAGGTAAATATGCAATCGAAGGTGATCCGGCAGCAACAAGCAAACCATCTTTATAATGTGGTTTGCCCTGTCGAATATAGCTTTGTACCCCTTGTTTTCGTAGAAATGCAGCGTAATCTTTAATTTCATTATTTGGATTTTGACTGGGCTTCATGCTATTTTGATTCGGTGGCGGAGTTGACATTTTATTTTGACACCAATTTTTTAAATTTAAAATTTTTCAAATCAGTAATACCAATAGGGTGCTGGATTTTCATGAGGTACATCATCTGGATGGGGCAAAAAGGCTGTATACGGATTTTGGCGGACATGACCTTGATACACTGCTCCATCGTCCATTGTTCCTCCCGGAACAATTGCATCGCCTGGAAAAGTATTTTGTCCAGAGGCTACATAGTTTTGCCATTCAGGTAAACTAAGTGTTACAGGAGGAGAAAAATTTTCCTTATTAACACGACAATTACAACACGGTCCTAATTTTGCATAATTACTTTTTGACATTGGCATATTTTTATTTAAAGAATCATTTCTTTTTTTAAAAATGCAATTTTTTCAAAGCCCAGAGCGTGATTATATTTATCAACTTGTATATAATTATTATGATAATCCGACAATGATTAAAGTCAAGGATGCTGATGATCGATTTTCAATGTATGCCTGTCAATTACCTTGTTTATTAATGAATGAAAAAAGATATTTAATCGTTCTTGTTCATAAAGATTATAATGCAATTGGAGACGCTCAACCATTAAAAGATTTCCGATGGATTTCATTTCAAGCAAGGTCGCTTCAGGAGGAAGCTTATAAAAACTTGCCCACTCATCAATATAAAATTAAAAGAGAGGATAAATACATTATTCCTTTAAAAATCAGGTCACGAAGCAATGAAATATCCATCTATGATACTGAATTGCCTCCTTTGAATGTTTCTTTATTACATTGTAAAAATCAAGAATATGAGTATCCAAATGAAGGAAATTTAGTTTCTGCTTTGGAGACTTTTCAAACAGTGCTTCAATGGGATGATTAATAGTTGACTCCTGGTGTATTGTGTGTGAGAGTTTTATATTTATCTTCTTGGGTACTCAAAATGATGCCGCCGTTCATTCGATCAATGAATTTAACATGAGTTCCATCGTTAAATTTTTTAGAATAAAAACTACACACTTTAGAACCAATGCAAGTACACCATGGTGTAAGTGTCTTGGGCGTCGGGTAAAATCCATAATATTGTTTAAATGCTTCGACAGACGCTTTTCCAATCGGATTACCACTTTTGTCCGCATATTCTCTCGCTTGTTTACCCAACATACAACAAGTACGGTGTGTTTCATCATGAAAACAATGAGAGGTGGATGGAGTGCGTGGCAATCCGCAAAAAACATAATTGTCAAACTTTGTATTGCTTGAAAGACTGCCCATGGGCATTTCTTGAATGAGCGGAAGTATCGAATTAACATCTTTTATTGATTTGGTTTGCCATTTTTTGGACCCATCAAAACCGTATAATACCATCAAAAAATTTGAATGATGAATATAAATGATTCGCAAGTTTCTTTTTACAATATCATATCGATGAAGCCATTCCCAGTTATATAATGATTGTAATTGAGACAAGTCGTTAAAATAAATTTCCAACAAACGAAAATTTTTCATTTTTATTTTAGGAAATTTATTTTGTAACTATAAAATGAGCAAATTTGTGTCTGTTTATATTGAAATAGCAAAGCATTCATATGAAAAATTTGAATTCGACAAGGAAAATAATAAATTAGTTCTTGATCGAAATTTAAATTATCCCTACTATTATCCATATTCTTATGGTTTTATTCCCAACACCTTGGGGAGCGATGGGGATGAATTGGATGTTCTAGTTATTTCCAATACAAACTATCCACCCAATACATTTTTACAGGCATATATTATCGGCGCTCTAGTGATGGAGGATGAAAAAGGAATGGACGAAAAAATCCTCGTTATACCTGCCAACGAATACAATTCTGATTGTGCTATTCAAGACATTAATGATGTACAAGAATCTATTTTGAAAAATTTGGAATGGTTTTTTTCAGGTTATAAAAGTCACGAAAAAATGAAATGGTCTCGCGTAGACGGGTTTGTAAATCGTCAAAAATCTCTAGAGCTATTTTATACCAGTGTATCTAGATTTTTAGATTGTCATGATCATTCACCAGTGTAAAGAATTTTTAATAACCGCCACCTCCACCTGAACTCTTTTGGTGAATTCTTTTGATTTGGTTTATAATTCATTTGTTCATTTTAATTTGTAATTAATTTAAAAAAAATATTGTAATGATTACAAATAACCATGAATTACTTTTATCAAATTGATTATTCTCATTATATAATTAATGGACTTGTTCAAGAAGCCAGCAAAATTACTTTACCTTTAGGAAATTGGAAAAATAGTGCAAAGGATGTTGAACAAGTTGAAAACAATGTGATTCTATGTTATTTACGCAAACAAGATGGTTCTTGGGAAAAAAATGAGTTATTATTTAATTTGCAACATACCTATGAAAATGAAAATGGCAACTTTGTAGAAAAAGAATTGAATAGTTTGAGGTCTCTTCCTAATGGAGATTGGATTACATCCATTAAAAATTTTCATTCTATTGTTCCCACATCATCTTCCGGAAATGGAAAAATACTATGTGAACTAAAAACGAAATACGGATATGTTAATAATGACTTGAATTATGATATTTCAAAAATGTATTTAAATTCCAATGGACAGTTTATATGTCTAGATTATAATCTATATCATTCCATGAAAAATATGGACCCCATTCCAAAGAAAATTTTTCAAACACATCGATCTCTAGAATATGTACAAAACAAACAAAAGCTAAAATTTGGATATGATAGCTGGATAAAGTACAAAAATTTTGAATATTTTTTTTATAATGATTTGGAATGTGAAAAATTTATTCAAGAAAATTTTGATGCAAAAACCCTGGAAGCTTATAATAAATGTCCAATTGCTGTAATGAAGGCGGATTTATGGAGGTATTGTGTCATTTATATTCATGGAGGTATCTATGCAGATATGGATGCGGTATTAATGGTAGATCCAGCTATCTTTTTACAATCTCAAAGTTATCTAGTTTTTTCACCTGAAACTGATAATCGACATTTGTGTCAGTGGACATTTTCTGCACCACCAAAATCTCCAGTTTTAAAAACAATTATTGATTTATCGGTAGAAAGGATTTTAGATTGTAATGACATTCGTGGAAATTATATTATTCATACTTTAACGGGACCAAAACTATTTACAGACGGAATCGAATTGTATTTGAAAACAAATAATTTGCCAGTGTACAAACAAAAAATTTTCTATGAAAAATATCAAAATTGTATACTGCATTGTTTTGTTGCCAATTATTTTCATAATAAAATGATTCGTCATTTATTTGCTGGATCGGATAAAGATGGATGGAAGTTAGAGCGTGACAATTGCTTAATTTAATTTTTTATTCTACAATAAAAAATGCAACCCATTACAAAAATTTTTGTTTATAAAATAATAATTGTGATTATCATGATTGTAATATTTGCAATTATTTATAAATTAATATTAAACAGGACTGAGCCAGGAAAGCACTCTTGGTTAGATGCGTTTTACACTGCTTCTTCCAATCAGACTTTTACAACCAATCCGATTCAAATTAAATCGATTCGCCTTCCATTAATGATTCAAAACTTGGGTAGTTTCATGTTGATTTTAGGAATAATTGGTTTGTTTGTGTCAAATAATCAACCCAGACAAGACCAACCTTTAGTACCGGAAGTTAATAATTCATATTAAATGCCATGTATTGTGGATGCTTGCGGCGAAGTTTAATGGGAGCGTGAGCTCGTAATCCTTCCTTGTTGAAATCACCAAGCAAGGTTGTCCACACCGTAAGCTTTTTATTCGCTTCCTCCATTCCCATTTGATTTTTAATATTACTGACAATAATATTGATTGTTTGATTAACAATCGTTCTCATATCATTACGGGCTTGTTCTTGTGGAATAATAAATCGACTGTAAATATCTCCAATATTGGTACGAGTTCCAAAACGATATACATTGGACATTACACTTGCAATATTTTCATTCGAAACAATAATAGGTCTGTTTTGAGGATCAACTCCTTCTAGTAATTTAGTGATTGCTTTACTAATCGAATCTAACATCGGTTCTGAATACATACTATTTAATTCACAATTACCGGCAGAGGTTTCTTCCCAACCAACATTGGCCATGAAATTTCCATTATAAGAAGTATTTAACAATGTGCTATAAGAGGGTAATGACATTTTTATAGTAAAAAACATTATTTTAAATTTATCAAGTTCCTAAAAAAGTTTTGTAAATATAAGATTTTGGTGGAAAATAATGAAATGCTGTTTGGGCAGTAGTGGATAAGTTGTTGATGTCGTTGTTGTGGTACTTGAACTAGACAAGTTTGTTCCTATAATTGTTTTTATGATTTTTGTATTAATTTATTTTATTTAATAAAATGTATCAAGATTTCTTTAATCAATATTATAAGGAAAATCGTCCACTTGTGGTTGGTAATACGGTCTTGACAATTTCAATTTATCCCATCGAAATAATATTTTTATCTTGGTTATCTGGTATGATTTTTATATATGTCAAAAAAAACAGTTTTAGTCAATTTTGGTTATATGTTACATTATTTTTTATATTGTTCATTGTCATTATCGTTCTTTATTACTTTTCGGAATACTTGGATGCTCAGATTGTACCATCTATGCATACTTTTGTTCGTAAAAAGATTTACTCGCTAACCACGAATAAGAAAGTTGGTGTCAATAATTTGGATAATGGAGAATTAATTACCAAGCTGTTGAAAATTCCTAATTACATGTTTATGAATTATATGAATGTTGTAACATTTATTATTCCCTTTGTTTTTGCAATCTTATTTTTTACTGGATACATGTTTTATATCAATTGGAAAATTGGAATCATAAGTCTTGTATTTTATATAATTTTTGGAGCCGTGTACATGATTTATTATAGAAAATTGAGTACCAACAGTTACAAGAGATATTTTTGGGAAAATACCATCATGAACGAATTTGAAGATGTATTGAAAAATAATGAAAATATTGTCTTGAATAATTCCTTTGAAGCTGAACAAGAACGATTATTTACCCAGGAATATGAATTGCAGAAATCATTTCGAAAAGAATTGGAGCAAATGTGCATCATGAAGCTCGTGTTTGTAATTTTATTGGCAATATACATGTTTGCCATTGTAATTTACGCGTCTTATTTAACAATGAAGAATGAAATGGAAACATATAAATTAATAATGTTGGTAACTTCGGTGCTTCTGATGCTTCGAAGTTTTAGCAATTTGATTCGTCGTTGTACTGACACCTTGGTTGAATTTGGTCCACTTATGAATGATTACGATTTTGGAAAAAATATCAAAACGGCTCATATTCATCATGGTACAAGAAAAGACTTTTTCGATTCATTTAATCTAGAGATAAAAAATGTAAATTTTTTCCATGGTGAAAAATTAATCCTTGATAATATAAGCATTAAAATTCCATTCAAGACTAATGTATTAATTACTGGAGAAATCGGTGCCGGAAAAAGTACACTACTTAAATTAATATGTGGTTATTTTTATGCAGAAAAGGGTGAAATTCTCTATGATGGAGTCAATATTAAAAATATTGATGTTATCTATTTACGAAGTTACATCACCATGATGCATCAACACATTAATTTGTTTAAACGACCCGTGTTGGAAAATATATTTTATGGAATTAATATTCCAAAAGAACAGCAATTGGTCGAATTACAAAAACTATCAATTTATCCATCTTTGGAAAAATTTGTACACGGTCAAAATGCAAGTACATTATCTGGAGGACAAAAACAAATTGTTTTAATGTTGCGTTGCTTGTTCCGTAAACCTAAAATCTTAATATTGGACGAACCCACCGCAAATGTAGACCCGATCACCAAGAAAATTATTATAGACATTTTACAATATTGTAAAAGTTTAATGACCTTGCTATGTGTTTCTCATGATTCCAATATATTTTTCCTATTTGAGAACCAGTATATAATGAATAATGGTAAACTTGTAAAAAAATAACAGTTTAAAGAAGCTTAAAGGTTTGAATACAATTATTTAAAATGTATTTATATTACTTTCCTCTGGTTGCAGTCTTGTCATTTTTCTTATATCCGAGTTTAAAGGGTGTATACTTTTTGTATACGATTAATTATAAAAAGGAAAAATCTGTCAAAAAGGCGATTGAGAAAACTGCACGAACAATAATTTGGGTTGCCTATATGATGGTTTATCAAAAAATCGCCAAAAATTTGGTACAATTACAGAAAAATGAATATGATGTGCATTATATTTATCACGGTCAATTATTTAAAATAAAATGTAAGCACAATAGTGGACCTCAATCAGTGCAGGTGTTGATGATTACGAACGATAAATTGGAGGATATTACAAACGAAATTACTCCCTATATGGGTCCAAAATATAATTTTCACAATATGAAATATAGTCCGACGGATTTTAAAGAAAAAGAATTGTCTTTTTATTTGTCCAACGGAAATATAACAGTTTTCAAAGACAAGGAAATTATTAGCATCTAAATTGACTTGCTACTACTGCTGCAATTGTTATCCCTTGAAATATGATTCGTGACTTCATCATGCGTATTGATAGAAATTTGTGTTTATGATGAAACGCATAAATACCTGTACATAAACTTGCAACAGTGCAACACATTCCAATGGGCACCAGAGGATCTCTTTTTGTTTTATATATTAATTTTTGGAAGAAGGTCATTTTATCAGTTTCAACGATTTTTTAAACTTCCTTTATTCATAATGTAATGTTTGCTAAATAAGGAAAATATCGTAGAATCATGAGATACACAAATGATTGTACATTGATGGATCAACAACTGTATAATATTAATAATAATTTTTTTAATATTAGGGTCTAAATTCGCTGTAGGTTCATCCAAAATCAATATTTTTGGATATTTAAAAAAACAGCGCAATAAAACAACTACTTGTTTTTGTCCACCTGATAATAAAGTTGCATCTTTTTGATCCAAAAATGGCTCAATATTGGAATAAATTGATAATTTCTTTAATTCGGTTAATTGTTGTTCCTTTTTAATTTTACTGCCATAGAATATATTTTCCAATACCGGGCGTCGAAACAATTCAATTCTTTGATGCATCATTGTAATATGGTCCCGAAAGTAAGTAATATCGATATCTTGAATACGAACCTTGTCAATATATATATTTCCACTAGTTGGATAATAATAACCACATAATAATTTTAGTAGAGTGCTTTTTCCTGAACCAATATCCCCAGTAATAAGAATATTTTCTTTATAGTTGATTGTCAAATTGATATCATTTAAAATAAATATTTTATCTATACTGAAACTTAAATTTTCAATTTTTAATTCATAGTTTTGTAAAAAATTTGTTCTCGTCCCATAATGAATATAATTAGTAGTAATATTATTAAAAAACTTCTTGTCATTCCACAAGGGTCCGAATTCCATCACCGTATCAACAAATCGTCGAATAATGCTATCTAGATTTCGAATCATTAGTAAAACAGAGGTGACTAGAATGATCAATTTGAACATTGGTAATTTATTTTTTGTAACTAAATAACATCCATATAAAATGATTAGAAAAGAATATATACCCATGATTATAATTGATATTGTTTTAAACAAGGACATGTTTTGTAATTCTTTCAAAAAACTAGATTTAAGATACTTTTCCTTGTCTAAAAGATGTTTTTTTTCTTGGTCATAGGTACTGTGCAACGAAATATTTTCCTTATTGTGAAGCATATCTGCAAATTCATTTCCTTGAGAAACTTCATGCACATAACGATTATAACTACATTGACTTAGTTTTAAATAACCAAAAGCAAGAAAAACGCAAAATAGCGTAAGAAAGAAAAAGCTTGATAAACCGATTTTCCAGTTTATATAAAATAAGAAGCAAATAAAAGATATAATGGTTAATACAAAGGGTAGTAAAAAACATAATGTATTCATATAGCCCATATAAATACAATATGGAACTTTTTGTAGTCGAGTAATAAATTCTCCGCTTTGAATATCTTGAATACCATTTTTTTTATTGGTCGTTTGGTCGAAAAGTTCAATTCGCACAACAGTGTTGATAGATGGTATAATTTTCGCATCAATCATTTCACGAATATATTTCATAATAACAATACTTAGTAAAATTATAAAAAACAAGCAAACATAAAACCATAATTTATCAAAATTTTTTTGATTCGTGTTTAAAAAAATCAAACCTGAAATCCAAGACAGGACAATAATTTCAACTGGATAAATAGTTAATGTCAAGATGGCATTGGACCAAATTAATCCTTTATTCTGATCATATACTTTATTCAGAAATTTGGTATACATTAATCTTTTATATTCAAAAAATAAATTCATTTCGCGTATATAAAGAAAAAAATAAATGAATTTTGTGGATTTTATAAAAATTTTCAAAAAAGTTTATCCTAGAACTGTGTCAGGCCTGGATCGTTTGCGTAAAACAAATCTTGTCAAGAGCAAATTTGCAACAATTGGAGACAAGCAATTACTTTGGGAAACAATAATTAGCCATTGCTATGGAAATATATTTCCAATTGTGTTACCAACCTTTGAAAATGATGCTTTTTATGATGCAGACGAAGTAAAAGATTACCAAGATCCAATTATTATTGTCCGTGAAGGTAAAGAAAATTATGCCTTCAAGCCGGAAGAAATTTTACAAATTATGCACTCCGACTTGAGTCGATCACGAGTGGCACAGCAAATACATTCAGGAGTGGTATCCTTGGAAAAAACATTTCGATTACCTCAAAATCCATATACTGGATCCCCCTTTTCGCTACAAGATATTTCAAGTATTATATCACAGTTTGTTTTTCATCGAGTTGAAATTCCTTCGATTATGCCGGAAGTTTTGGTTTTTTTGCAAAATGCAGAACAACTCTATACCAAGCTTGACCAACATATTGCTGTCCTGCAAAAACCAACCGATTATACAAGATCTGTAAAATTTTTAGATAATGAAACCAATATATTTTTACGAAAATTTTTCACCAACCACGGTCTAGAGTTTATGGAGTTTTATAGCTGGGACAATAATGAATCTAATTGGATTTCAATTAATGATTCGATTAAAATGGTAAATTGGTGGAAAAAATATTTTTAAAGTGCTCCTGCTAATTCTCCGTTGGGATTTTGAACAGTATGAACATTATAATAAAATTTGTGAGAATTAATATTACAAACAAAAGTCATCATATCCATTTTTTGTGACAAATCTTTCAAACTAAAAGTTTTGGCGACTAGAGGACCATTTACTTCTTTTAATGGATGTTGCATGTTTTTGAACAACCAAAGTAAGATTGGGCCATTTTCACCTGGATTCTTTTCATTGTAAAAATGTATATGAGCCATGGTGACATTGGTAATATCATAAACATCAATTTGTATAAAAAATTCTTGGGTATTTAATATATGTAAAACAGCACGACCACGCGCTTTTGTATTTATTTTTACACCACCCGGAACACCTTTTTTAAGCAATTCAGTATGATACACTTTTTTGTCTCTATGGTGCTTTGAGCAAGATTGATAGTTTTTAATTTTTTGATACATTTTTTTTTATATATTAAAATTTATTATAATTTCACATATTGTTGATGGTAATTTTGAATCTAAAATCATGTATAACAAATTTGCAGTTTTGATATAATAAAACTGTACATTGCTTCGAAACTTTTTTTTATTTTGATAGACTCCACAATCTTCTCCAATATTCATTATATATAAATTACATAAATCACGCAATACATGTGTAATGTGAATATCAATTTGATACTCGATCGGATAATAATTTTGTATCATTTTTATCAAAACTGATCGAGTTGTCATATAAAAATGACTGTGAACAAGTGAATAGTCGCTTTGAAAATGAATTCGTTGAAAATTTTCCGTCTTTTCATAACCAAAAGTATATTGAGAAAAGTAATTATTGTATGGTGATGACAACGATTTGCATAAATGCTTCAACTTTGAATTGAAAAACCAAATACCTTGTGGATTTTTTTGCAAGTTTTGTTGAACTTGTAAAATGTAAAACTTTAACAAATCTGGATTATCAATACATATGTCATCTTCAACAATCAACACAATTTCTTGTTGACTGTCAAGCGCTTCCGTCCAAGCTTTGATATGACTCATTGCACAAGCAGCGGCACCCCAAGTAGGTATAATGTTTGTATTTGTGGTAGGTCGACATGTATTTTTATAAGCTTTGGCTGATAGAAATGAAAATTTCAAGTATTGAGCTTCATTTGGATGGTAAGCCTCTATAATATTTATTTTATCAAATAATTTTCCTAAATTTTTTTTTGCAGACTGTAACCGGCTTGTATGATCCGATCGATTAATTAAATACACGGAAGTATCAAGTTTATTATGCTTTTGTATAACCTCATTAATATGCATTTGTATATTAAATTTTTAAATTTTTAAATCTTTAATATAGTTAAATGTATGGGTTTTATGACTTACCCCACCATATTATAATGTTCATTTACATGTTTGATCCAACATTTCATTTGTATTATCGGCAAGTTTTGAAAAATATAAGTTTTGAAAAACGAATTTATTATAAAGAAGGTAAGGTTTTATTTGCATATTACAATAAAAAGAGTGGAATCTATAAAGAATTTCATGATAATGCGGCTCCAAAGCTTGTCTGTCAATTTAAAAATAATATATTAAGTGGAAAAGTTTTGGAATATTACAATAATGGGACTATATTCAAGAAATATTATTGTTACAACGGAATCATTGGTGGTAGTTTTGAAGAATATTACTATAATGGAAAAATAATGACAATGACTAATTATTACAATGGAGCTTTACATGGACCTTATCATTCATTTTATGGCAATGGTAATTTGTTGAAAAATTGTTTTTATGACCACGGAAAATTAGTTGGTTCTTATAATTTATTCTTTGAAGACGGTCGATTATGGAAATCGTGCGAGTACTAATGGATATACAATCGTTTCACGATAATCCATCAAAATTTGATTTTTTTGCAATGTCAAATAATTGTATTCCATGGATTCTTCTGTGTTTTGTAAAAAATCAATCTGATGAATATGATTAAGACAAATGACAATATTGAGAAGAAAAGCAACTTTTTTGTTAAACACGACGAGTTTTTCCTTGTACAATATTTCCAACAGTTTGGTAATAAATTCTAGAGAAAATTTCTTGCCTGATTGATATTTTTCAAGTAGCTCTTGTATGGACTGTAGATTTTGTACTGATTTTGGAATGGAAAATAATTCTAATATTTTTTCAGAAACAGAACAAGCATTTTTATTGAGCAAAGAGACCACAAAGTCTTTGGATAGGTTTGGCAATTCGTAAATGTATCCAAAATCATACAAGACGATTGATTGCTGATCAAGTGTAATTCCCCAGTTTCCATTATGTAAATCTCCGTGTATGCATTTTTTCAACACTATTTGATCCATCAGCCAACATTTCAAGATACATAGCTTTTCAACCTTTTCGCTAAACGAGAGTGGTAATTCTTTTTGATTATCAAAACTACCAACATATTCAGATATTAGTATAGTCTCATTACAATAGTATAGTTTTGGTATTTTTAATACCTTGAAATCGTTTTTATACAATTGTGCAAATTTTTCCATATTTGCCCCTTCAATTTTAAAATCAAATTGAGATTTCAAAATTTCCAAAATTTCTGCCGCTTCACAATGCAAAAATGGTTTGATACATGAATAAAATATGCCAATTAAATGACACCACACTTGGAAATCTTGCTTCACATGGGGGTGTTGAATCTTGATGACTACTGGCGTACCATCGTGGAGATGGCCTTTATAAACATTACCAATCGATCCTGATGCCAAATAATTTATGGTCTGGAAATTTATATTTGAAGTAATATACTCATTGTCTGCGAAATGTGGTACTTGCGCATCATATTCAACTTGATTTTGAAAAGAGGCCAAAATTTTCATCAATTCTGGTTGTTTGGTTTGATACAAAGAACCAAAAGTCGAGTACCATTGTGCGAGCTTGATAAAAACAATACCCAAATTTTTAATCTTGGTTTTTAATTGATCGTGGTGAGGTTGATAATCATCTCTATAAAATAGTTTTATAAAGATGGCAAAATTAATGAGCAAACAAGTTTTTTTTATAAGCGGTATAAGCATTCTATAGTAATGAAAGTTTATTTTTGGTCGTACAACTTTTCTCGTTCTAATTCCAATTTTGTCTTTGGTAAATCATAATAATTATGTAATAATCGTACATCGGATACAATTCTATCCATGGAAGAGTACAAATAAGGGTATTGATGCAACATGTCAATGATGGATCGACTTAATAAACCCATATCGGCGTCCAATGATGGATAAAAAATTCGTTGAATTCTGTCCAACACACCAGAAACATTCCCGGTCGAATCAAGAACCAATTTATAAGGTATTTTGGGATGAATCGAAACAAGTTTATTGGACTGGTTCGAACGATAATCCCGATACTCCACAAATAAATCTTTATAAGTTAGTGGATCGCCTAAACGATAGTCCGTTCTAATCGTATTGGTAAATTTGTCACAAGAAATTAGATTATTCCATTGATTTGCATGTGTAGAACGACGAAATATAGACTTTGGAATGATGTGTTCTTTGGTTTGATAAAGCGGTGGAATGTTTTTTTGATTATAAACATTAATTCCAAGCCGTTTCATTTCTCTTGTACTCATCATAAAAAAAAAATTTAAAAAAGTCCATTTCATTTTCTAATTGAATGTATTTTAATTTATTTTTATGGAGAATTTCCTCTAAATTGCAAAATTTCCTTTTCTCCTTGCTTGCTTACCAAGACAATTTGGTTGCTATGTAATTGTTGATATAAATCAGGTGAAATTTTTCCATATTCGACCAAAATGTTCATGGAATCTTTCATATCGACTTTGGATTTTACTTTTTCTAGGGAGACAAAAGTGTTCATACCCAAGAAAATAGGATCTTCCAAGATATTTATTCTTTTATTACTTTGAGGAGTTATATCGGAAAATTCTGTCTCATCCACAGATTTTTGAAATGAATTAACATGCAAAATATACTTGTTTTGTTTATTTGAATCAATAATATAAATGTTGGTCACAAAATGAAAGACTTCCTTGGGTAATTGAAAAGGTGATTTATTAATATAGGACATTGGAAGGGTAAATAAACGAGCTTTACCAAAATAGGGAACGCGTTCCTCAATGGAAAACTCTTGTAAAAATTCTTGAATGGGTCTTTTTTCCATTTTTCATTGTAATCGATAATTATTTAAATCTAAATGATTAATAAATTATATTTATAATGAAGATTGAGTATGGAAATCAAATCAAAATTGATGTAACATCACTAGTTTATAAATATTGTATTGAAAAAATAAAAATTCCATCCAATAAGAATAGTCTTTTTGGTGATGATTTTTTTGGAATTGTAAAATCATTTTGTATATCATTTAATGGAAATGAAAAAATATATAATGAATTTGAAATTATATCGATTCCATTTGAAAATAATTTAACATTTAAATATGGAATAATTGGAAATATGAAAGATGTAACAGAAATCATTTTGAATAAATGTATTTCAGAGATTAAAATACCATCAAATAAAAACATAATTTTTGGTGATCCTTGTTCTGGAACTTTCAAGTATGTATTTATCGATGATTTAATATTCAGAGAGTCAGATATAATTATGATATATCCCATGGAAAACAAGTTTGAATCAGAAAATGTTATTATGAATCTTGATAATTATCAAGACAAGATTAAAAATAAAAATTTTTTACACATCTTATTGAGAAATGATTGTGACAAATTAATTATACAAAAGTTGTTGGATGATTTTGATTATGTTGTTTATAATAGATTGTATAGTGAAATCATATTAAAAAAGGTGTACAATTTTAGAAAATACTTGCTACCTATAACTCAATGTATTCCACAAGAAAAGATAATTCAAAAAATTGTAGCAAAAACTAAAATTTTGGCAAATGTTCGACCAATGTTTCAAAAACATATTTATGATAATGAACAAGATTATTATAATGATTACCAAACATCATTATTCGGTTTAACTCATTCTAAGAATGGATATGATAGTCTTCGGCATTATGAAATACTGATGAATGGTTGTATTCCATATTTTTGTGATTTGGATATTGTTCCGAAAGAAGTATTATCATTATATCCAAAAGATAAAATAAATGAAACAAACGAGTTTTATCAAAAAATAAAAAATTATTCGATAGAGGAATTTAATAATCATCCCAACCTTGTAAAAATATATAATAATCATTTGGAGTATTTAATACAATTTACAAAAGATCATTTAACTACAGAACAAATGGTAAAATATGTTCTTGACAAGTTAAAGATAAAAAAGGTGGCGAAAGTTTTGTTTTTAAACCGAGCAACAAATTATCAAAATATTCGATGTTTACTTTTGCATGGGTTTAAAAAATTACTAAATGATGATTGTCACGAGTTTCCTCAAGTAAAACATCTATATAAAGCTTCAAATCAAGCGTATGGCAAAGGTTTTACATATACTAATTTGTTAAATGACTCTTATTATGATGAATATAAAAATAAGACTTTGCAAGACGATATAAAAAATAATCGTTATGATTTAATAATTTATGCAGATTATGTTGCCAATTCCTACAATAATAAGCCTTTATGGGATTTAGTAAGCAAACATTATGATCCTCAAAATGTAATATTTATAAATAACGATGATCATGTGAACCACTTTTTGTTGCAAGATTTTTATAATTTAATTGAATTAGGTCACTATTGTTTTATTTTAGAATATCAAAACTTCCAAAAAGTAGATTATATAATGCCATTTATTGATTATTTTAAAGGTATTATTAAACATACATTTCATGGAATTGTACGAATGAAAGTTCCAAATATATTGGAAACCAGAAATAAATATTTGCCTCTTTATCAAATGTTGTTGGAACAGTATGAGTTGAAAGACAATAAAATTTTAGAGATTGGTGATGGAAATGTGACCACGATTGCTGTTTGGCATGAATATTTTACACAATCAAGGATTTATTCGATTTTGACCAATATTAATCAACTTGATTATATAAATTACCAAAGAATATATTTCGAAACTGATTTAGATCAACATAAATTTGATATTATTGTTATACATTCTATTGATTTAAACTTGCTTAATATTGAATATTATATATCTTTACTGTCTGAAAATGGAATAATGATTTTAGAAAACTATAAAAATATTGCTTGTGCAACACCTTTTGTTTTTTATAAAAGTTTTAATAGTTTGGTTTTCAAAAATTGTTAAAAATTTAATTTATGGTACCGGTTACAAATAATGCCTGATTTTATAAAAATTAAAAATTTGGATTTATTTGATTACAAATGGCACAAGGCAGCTTTGCCTGAAGAAGATTCTATCGTGATTGGTCGTGTCAAGTCTATCGACCAAAACGGTGTCTTTTTTGAAATTCTTGACTATCAGTTACAAAATGCTTTAATGCCGTTAAATCAAGTAAGTTCTAAAAGAATTCGAACCGTTAAATCTGTTTTTAAAGAAGGAGATGTGAAACCTGTACTTGTTACAAAAGTAGATGATAAAAATGGTTTTATTGATATTTCCAACAAGTATGTAAATATGGCAGCCGAAGATATCGATCGCCTTGAAAAATATATTCAATTAATTCGCATTTGGAAGTCGTGGATTCTATATCTAATTAATAAAAACAATGCAAGTAATGATTATATATTGACGATTAATCACGATTTTTGGAACTCAATAATGAATCAAACATTGTGGAATTATACAATCGGAGATGCCTATGAAAATGTTGTCAATATACGAACTTGTAAAAATACAATCCAAGAAATTTTTCCTGGGTTATTAACCATGTCAAATATAACTGAAAAGGATTTGGATAAACTAGTGGATTTGATTGAAAAAAATATTAATTATGAAGTGGTGATTTCGATTCAACTTGTTTTGAGATCATTTGCAACCAATGGTTTAGCAAGTTTACAGAAAATATTGGAGCAATTACAGGAAACATGTCAAGAATCTAAATTATTTATCAATTCACCGCAATATACATTTGTTATTAAAAGCCATAAGAAGGAAAGTATGGAAAAATTATATGAACGCATCGAACAGGATTTCGCATCCGTTTTAGAAAAAGAAAAAGATGTTGATTATCACTTGGAAAAGTCGATAAAAAATTGATTAATTCTATTAAAAGGATTGTCATTAGTATAAAATAAATGTCAAGAACATTTTATACTTCATTGATAAAAGATCAACAACCCGTTGCTAATATTGGAACCATTGGTCATGTATCTCACGGTAAATCGACTGTCGTGAAAGGTCTTACAGGAAAGCATACACCAACTCGTTCTGATGAAATTGAACGAAATATTACTATCAATCTTGGCTTTGCAAATCTTCGTATTTATTATAATGAACAATCAAAAAATTTCAAATATTCAGAAAATCGTATCGACGAGGAAGGTTTCGTCTTGGTCAATCATGTAAGTTTTGTTGACTGTCCTGGTCATAGTTCATATACCGCAACCATGATATCAGGATCCAAAGTGTTTGATGCTGCCTTACTTGTGATTGCTGCCAATAGTCCAATTCCAGCACCCCAAACTGCAAAACATACAGAGTTATTAGAGTTTACCAACATTCAAAATCTACTAGTATTGTTAAATAAAATTGACCTCGTCAAAGATCAAATAATTATTGATTCTTGTGTAGAACAATTGTCACAATTCATGTCTTCTAATGTAATGTTGAAAGATAAATCAGTGCTACCTATTGTGGCAAGTCAAAATTATAATATGGATCAAGTTCTTTCTTTCTTGGCAAATGTTGAAAATAAATCGCTAGTAACGCAAGTAAATTCTGATTTTAAAATGCAAATTTTACGATCTTTCATGGTGAATCCAGTCGGAGTGACAATAAACTCGATGATTGGAGGAATTGCTGGTGGATCCATACAATCGGGATATATCGAAGTAGGGGATAAGGTTGGAATATTTCCAGGAACAGCAATGTTGGAAAAAATTAATGGTGAAAAAAAATGGATCATTAAACCCATTTTTGCCTCTGTAACATCATTAAAATCTGAAAATGATGCACTACAAATCGCTTTTGCAGGTGGCTTGATTGCAATTGGTTTGAATTGTGACCCAGGACTTTGTAAACAAAATGAATTGTTGGGAAATAATCTGTTTAAACTCTCAGCAAAGAATATTCATTTGTATTGTAATGCTGAAAATTACAGTTCGCGAATTAAAGTAGAATTTACTAATTTACTGCAAGGATTTATCGTAGGAGAGAAAATGCATATTTACATTATTATTAATAGTAAACCAATTCAATGTACAGTAAAGAGTGTTGCTGGATCAGTAATGTCTTTGAAACTAGAAGTCCCAATTTATATTATTGACACTTCAAGTATTCCACTGCTTACTGTTCTGGAGGGTGCGATTAAAGTTTTTGGAATTGGACATATTACAAGTTCAACAAACAATGTGACAATAAAACTACCAAGCGATTTTGATGATTTTACTTTACCAGAACAATTTGATATTTTGAATATTGTCGATGACTCGAGTTTTTCAGAAAATTTTGATTATGCACTTGAAAATTTAAAGGAAAATATTACAAACTATCATCACGAAACTAGTTTATTGAATACTCGAGTTAAATTTCCTGATTTAGATATACACTATGAACCGTTGCGGATTTTATGGCGTAATTTTGCACAGTATCAAAGTATGATGAATGAAATTGTTAACGGAAAAGAATTAGTTCATGTTCGAATTTTATATTTGGAGAAAATGATTGTACCTTATATTGCGTATGTGTACGGAATACCTGGATCGTCTGTTATTTTTTCAAATGATATGATTCAAGTTCATATAAAAACCAAACGATTAAAGCAAAAATTAGACAAACTAGTCAAGGTATTTTTCAAACATTATTATTATTGTGAATCGACAAGTTGTAGACAATTAAGTTGCATTATTGGAAAAGTAAATAACAAGTATTTCAAAATCTGTTTTCATTGTGGGGAACGAACAGTTCTAAATGATACTTGGCTTAAAATGTAAAAATTGATTCCAAGGTAATTATTATTCTTTAAAATTAAGAATATGAATAATAATGATACTACCTTAATTGAGCATATTGAAATTGAAATCGTTGTGGATAAAAGCGGAAGTATGGATGACCGACAAAAAATTGTTGTCAGCGGTATCAACGAATTTATTGAACAGCAAAAAGCAGATCTCTTGGAGGGAACAACTTGTTCGGTTGGTCTATTCTTTTTTAATAGTTCGATTCAGACGATTTTTGAAAATAAACCTTTAGAAGAAGTACATAAGATTGAACAACATGAATATCAACCTTCAGGTTGTACGGCTCTTATTGATGCTTTTGGTTCTCGCTTGTCTCGAATTCAAGAAATTCCGATTGACCCGACAAAAAAACGAATTCTTTTGGTCATTACAGATGGAGAAGAAAACTCGAGCAAATTTTTCAATGCTCAAAAATTAAAAGAAATTGTTGAGCAAACCAAAGAAAAGGTAGAGATTGTATACATGGGAAGTAATCAAGATGCAATACTAAACGGCTCGTATTATGGAGCGACTAGAGAATCAAGTTTAAATTATTCAGATCAATCTTTGGGAGAAGCATTAAGAGCGACAAGTAACGCAGTTGGGAGAATCGTGTCGGGTCGTTCAAGAACTGTGGAATATACAGACTTGGAAAGGGAAATTTCAAGAGGAAGTAGTCAATCGGATACACAAAGTTGGTAATTTTACAGAAATAATATTTTTTTATACAAAAAAATATTTTATTGCGAAATAATAGGAATCATGCCACGATCAAGATCAAGATCAGATAAAAAAGATGACTGTAATTTCATCTCTTGGTACAACTGCCAACCACAATATCTTTTGAATCTTCAAAATTTGCTTCAACCTCCAAATGCGTTGAAAGTCAATACTGTTAATTATATTGTGGATTACAGATATACTGACCCAGAATCTTCTCCTACCGTTTTCCAATTAAACAGTACTCCACTTTTGGGATCTGCCCAAGAAAACATTACCTTGACTGTTGAAGAAAATATTTATGATGCAAGCAATTATTGTTCAAACCCAACTGTGATTGGTAAATCTTATTACACTGTGACCTTGTTTTCTCAAGATGATACATATACTCTTTTTGAAGGACCTTTTGAAGCTTCCAACATCTTTACTATTGGTGATGTTACTTACACCATTTACAAATCTGGTATTTTACAACAAACTTTGTCCGGAGCTTATAATGGGAACAACTATTTGTTAATCGGTCCTACTGGAGTTTATCCTATTGATGTTTCTATTGTTACTGAAAATGTGACCGCAATTAATATTGAAACAGCCGATGGCAAAAGTTTCATTTCCGATGTTGTTAATATTAATAATGTAAGTGGTATTTGCAACAATACTGCTTATACCGAATATTCAATTGCCTACGCTAACGGCTCTCTTCGTGAGAGACGCAAACGTCCTCCTCCTCGTCGTGATTAATTTGTACAATACTTTTTGTAAAATTCAACCACCTCTGGGTTTACTTTGATTTTATTTGGATCAAAAGAACAAAGAAATACTCCAGCAAGAGTTTTTATCCTTGACAAGGCAACATAAATTTGACCACATTCGAATATTTGGCTACCTAAATCCATAAGCGCCATGTCTAAATTATGACCTTGAACTTTGTGAATTGACAAGGCCCAAGCGAGTTTTAAAGGAATTTGAAAAAAAGAAATTTTTAAATCCTTTGTTTCTTCGTTGGAATATTCCAAAGGCTCGATTTCGATCGAGTGCTTCAGATTGACAAATTTTACGATTGGATTATTTTTTGCTGAAAATCCGACAATTGTTCCTTGCGAACCGTTGACTAGTCCTTGTTCAATATCAACATTCCAAGTTAAAATCACTTGGGCTCCTTTTGCAAGTTTAACAGTTATTGGTACAGACATTTGTAGTCGCAAAGGTTCTACTTCGTTTTGATTGACATTTGCGCCTTTTTCAACACGAATTTTATATTCGCGCATCGCGGATTTCAAATTAACAAGTTCTGAATCATTGGTAGAATCGACTTTCCAATTGACTGGATATAAAACTGTCAAGTTTGTAGTCTCCAAATTTTGACAAGCTTTAATCCGTTCTTCCAAAATTTTTGTGTCTTGTTCTGTAATTTTCCCAAATCGAATATTTTGAAGCAATTCATACCAAGCTTTATCTTCCTTTTGTCGATAAATTGTTTTAAGATTGATTATTTTTGTAATTCCTTTTTTAAAAACTGGGCTTTGAAATAAAAATTCTTCTTCTTCAATGGGTGGTAATTGAAAAAAATCACCTACCAAGATTAATTGTATTCCACCAAAGAATTTTTGATTTCTTCGAAGCTTTCTACCAAGCGCTTCTAGTTTTTCAAATAATTTAGGACCAAGCATGCTCACTTCGTCAATAATCAATGTATCTGTTGTTTTCCATCTAGTCAACGCTTGCTTATTTCGACGAACTCGAATTGCTAATGTTTCAATATCATCTTTACCCAAACCAATACCTCCCCAAGAATGGAGTGTTCTAGCTTTTGGGCCTAGCAACACTGCAGCACAACCAGTCATGGCGGTGATATGAAACTTTTTATCTTGATCATGTAAACATTTTTCAATTTTATTAATCGTAAAAGACTTTCCAGTACCAGCGGATCCAGTAATGAATATATTTTCACCTTTTTCAGCTTCATAGAGGCAATTAATTTGATCTTTATCCATTTTAATTGATATTTAAAAGGATTTATTGGAATCATTTTTCAAAAGTTGTGCAAAAAATGATGGTTTTTAAATTTTTTTGAAAAAGTTTGCAATAGCGTTTTGAAAAGGTTTCTGATGTCTAACTCTCAAATTTTATATTATAGATTATACAAAATTTTATAACAGGTTACTTACAATGAACAAGCTTCTTGATTATTTGTTTGAGAATATCATGAGATATGATACTCCTGAAGCCTCTGAGTATGGAGATGATGTCAGCAAAGCGGACGATACTAGTCAAGCCGATGATGCCAGCCAAGTGAACGATACTAGTCAAGTCGACGATGTCAGCCAAGTGGACGATGCTAGTCAAGTGGATGATGTCGACGATGTCAGCCAAGCAGATGCCAGCCAGGCGGATGATGCTGAGAACATTGTTTTTTTACTGTTGATTGTCTTTCTTCAAACGCACACGCGTTTATTCGAAGTCATTGAGGATTTATCCTGCTTGGATAATCTAGAGACAACCTACATTTTGATTAAAGGTGCTGTTCAAAGCGGAAAATCCGAGATTATTCATGCACTGGTGCTGTACCTCACCATTCGTCATCAACATAATGTAACAATTATTCTGAGAAATTATACGGGAGATTATGACCAAATGGATAGAGGGCTTGTCCGATTCATTGAATTGTTTCAAAACTTTTTGATTCAAAAAGCAATTGAAGACACGGAAACTTTGCTTCCTCATATTTTTTATATTGGAGACATTATTCGATCTAAAGTGGATGGGAAGATGTCTCATCACGAGTCATTGTGTCACGATCTAGTTAGGGGAGGAAGTATTACTTTGTCTCTTGCAAACACTGACCAAATGATAAAGATGAATGAGTGCTGGGACATTGTAGAACAAGAAAACGCGGACTTGAACAAGATGAGTGTAATTATTGATGAAGCAGATCAGTTGATGCACGCCGAGGGTGAAAAATTTACGCCACAACTAGATCAATTTCTCTCGAATGCCAAGAATATTATTGGAATTAGCGCAACGCATTATGAATGTCTACATGACCAAAAAAATCGATTTTCGACCGATAATGTTTACATCTTGACTCCGCCACCAAACTACAAGGGAATCTCAGATGTTCAATTTCAATACATTGAACCGATCGATTCAAAAATGAAAAGTGGCAACCCAAGCAAATTTTTAGAATGGGACAAGGAATTGAATAATTTTCTTCTCAAGAATGGGGATCATCAGCCCTTTAGTATACATAATTCTGAAAAACATCCGATGCTTACATTAATCAAGCATGAAAGAACAACTACCAATCAGCATAAGATGCTGGAGGAGATTTCAAAACATCCCGAGTTTGGTAAACAGTATACTTGTATCGTGTATAATGGAACTGAGGTCATTTTATATTCTCATCGATTAATGCACGAAAAGATTGTTCTCCCTATTTGTCGAAAGAGGGAAATTGCCAACAAGAGTAAAGATGGCAAGCATGTGTTTGCAAGTACATCGATTGGATATGTATTACAATATTTAAAAAACAATGGTGGAGCCGAAAAATATCCTCGTATTCTTATAATTGCTCACAACTTGGTAGGACGAGGTATTAATGTCGTGTCAAACGACTTCAAATGGCATTTAACTCACATGTATTATCGCCCATCATCAACTTCAAATGCATCAACTCTGATTCAGAGCATGAGAATATTTGGTATTTATAATGATTCCATCCCGCTGGTGTGTGTTTTGGAGAAAAAAGTTTATGATGATTTATACAGAGCGTACATGCTACATGAAGACATGTTTAGCAAACTTTCTAAAACAGAAGATGAAAAACCAATATCAGAATGGTTAAAATGTCAGCATGTTTACATCGAAAAGGTACCAAGACGAGATGTATCCAAATGTGGTAAATTCGGTGCTTTAATTACGGATGAACTTGCAATGGATGATGGAATGATTATGACTGATTTTAATAGAAATCATTGTATAACCAAGATGCCTGTGCAAACAACTAATGTTGTAGTTGATAAAAATATTGACGATACAGAATATGAAAGACTTGCAAATGATAGAAATGGAATGTTTAAAAAGTGGTCAAGCATTTCCAATCAATCAGCAATTGCTAGATTTATGAGAGATGGTTTAGATCCTTTTCGAAAATATACTAAAAAGGAAATTACTGATGTTTGTAAGGAATACGGGATTATTTTAAAATATCTTACCATTAGTCATACTAACAAGAAAAGTAAAGGGGGTGTAAATGGACAGATCCTGTGTTGTCATAATAATCATTATTTTGTTTATCCACAGTTAATTAACTCATTTGAAAAATACTTTTAAATATATTGATCAATACATTAGTTGACATTGAATTTCCAATTTGCTTTTTTAGTTTAGAGTTAGAAACTACCTGCTTGAAATCTAATGGAAATCCCTGTAACGCCAAATATTCACGAATATTTGCGTATCTATGTAACGGAACACACCATAAAATAGGAGTTGTATTTAGACAAGGACAGATATATTTTGACATTTTTCGACTACCAGAATAAAACCCTAAATCAATAAATAAAGCATCTTTGATTATTGTTTTAAATATATTTTTTCTTGACGGGGGTAATGTATCATATTTTTTATCAGCCCAATCAATATAATCTTGTAATTTTTTACATGCAATGGGAAGTGGCCATTTAAATTCTCTTTTTTGTCTAGTTTTCCGGATTCCCACGATAAAAACTCGTTTCCTTGACTGAGGAATACCGTAATCGCAGGTGTTTAAGACTTTCCAATATATCTTGTATATTTTTAAAGCCTCTAATTCTGCAAGCATAACTTTAAAAGTTTCTCCTTGTGTTATACTCAATAAACCTTTAACATTTTCCAAAACAAAAAACATTGGCTTTTTATGTTTAATTACTTTTAAACATTCCCAAAATATAGTTCCCCTTGGGTCTAATATACCTCCTCGATCACCTGCGATAGAAAAGGGTTGACAAGGGAATCCACACACATATAAATCAATATCTGGTATATCTTCTAGTTTACGATTCCTCATATCCCCAAAAATGATTTTTGGGTTATAATTGGCTTTAATGGAAGCAATACAATCAGTGTCAATATCAGATGAAAATTCATGAGAAAAAGGAATATTCATCATTTGTAATGCCATGATAGGAGCCTCGATACCACTACAATCAGTTCCAACACGCAACATGCTATTTAATTGATGGTAAATTATTTTATTTTGAGTCCATCGTGAGAAAAAATGATGTCAAAAAATTTATTTTATTCGTTTTTGAAAATTTAAACGAGGTGAATAAAAAAACCAACTCTTTTTTTATTCCAAAAACAGATTTCAAACAACAAATAATGACCAGCATCATTCCCCAATATCCTGGCTACATTTGGAGACAGCTGCCAGAAGGAGGCCCTTGACTGGGCTCCTGTTTCTACCTACTACTCGCCTCCAATTCTACATCCAGAAATTCACATGATTCGTGTTCCAATCATGACGATGCTTCCTCGTGGTCTTATTATTGGTCAGAATGGTCATCACTTTAAGAGGATCACCGAGAACACGGGCTGCTTGTATATTTTTAGGATGAATTTTAAGATGCAAGATACCATCGAATTATGGGGAACAAAGGAAGCGGTCTGCAAAGCGCAAATGGAGATTGTCAAGCATCTTTGCAATATGCATCTGTCGTGGAGAAAAGTGTGAAAAGTTTAAAGAGGTAGAATTAGACCATATCCAATTTTTGAAAAGATGTCGAGAGCAGAAATACAGTAATCATAATTTTGATTGGTAATGTGACCTTTTTTCATTTCATGTAGAATCCATAAAATCGGATAGATTCCCCAAGCAAAGAATAAAAAGAAGAATAACACTAAAGGTGGTTTGAAGGCAATTAATAAAGCAAAAATTGCTAAATAAAAGAAGCAACTAAAACCAAAAAAAGTATATAAAGATTTTGCATCTTTGGAAGTTGCTCCAAGGTAGCCCAAATATATCATGATAACATCCAACGCAATAAAAAATACATACACACTTGGATTTGTAATGTTACATTTCATAAGAAGGGTAACAAGCAACAATGGAGTTGTAATTGACCAATCAATATATCGTGCCAAATTATCATCAATATTATTTGGTTCATCGACTAAAAATCTCTTCATATTAATAGCCAAATAATTTGCAAAGGCAACGGTGCAAATAGCACCAATAATATAGGATTTTCTAGCAAAAAAGTAAAAGATGAAAATAAAGAATAATACACAAGCAATGATTTGCATTATATTATATTTTGGTTTTGTATTGTCTTTGATTGCATTAGGTAGCAAAAATTTATATGTTGGAATTGGAGTGGACATTTTTTATTAAAAAAATTTTTTTATTTTGTAGCAGTAATTTTTTTTACAATATCTAACCAGTGATTTAAAAGCTGGGTTTGGCCGATTGGATTAGATTCAATATTATACCCCTTGTAATTTATTAATAAATAATGCAAATGTATATAATCGTTAAATACATTGATTGTTTTTGGAAAAGGTTTAGTTAACCAAATTTCATCAAATATATGCTGAATATTGGAGCATTTATGATGAATGCTCATTATTGCAGTATTTTCTTTAAATACAAAATTAAAAATATAGGAACCCTTTACAAACTGATAATGTAAATATAAATCAATCACAGGATAAAAATCGCGATTTTTTGGCAACCGTATACTACTGTAATAACTAATGGCAGAATTGGCATACCCATTAATATCACGTGGCCATTCCAATTGATCATGAATTTTTGAAATAAAATATCTAGAAATTCCAAATTTTTCCCAAATTTCCAAATAAGATTTTATGCGAACTATTATCGGTTCAGGAAGATGGCGAATCATATAGTAATTGAATTTTAAAATGATTTGTATTCAATTTTTGTGTATCCATTGATATCCAAAAACGATGATAATAATCCACAGCAAGTATTTATTTAATCGATATTTGAAACGACAAATACAAAAGAACAATGAGCCAAGCAAGACTGGAAAATAATTACAAGAAAACGGTATATTGGAAGAATAAATATAATTAATTGCTAAAAATAATGCATAATAAAAATGCCATCCTTCAGTTGATAAAATTCCTTTCTTAACAAGCGTCATTAAAAAGGCAGCGAGTTGGATTGGAAATAATATCAAAAAAGGCTCAACGATTTGGTAAGGCGGCTCTGCTGAATAAATCATCTTGATTGTTGCCAATACCTGACATATACTATAATACATATTGAGACGATTCATAAATACAATACTTGTCTTCTCTGGAGAAGGCATTCCTCTCATTGTCTTTTCTTCGCTTTTGAAATAATTGGTCGTAATGTCTGCACAAATAATTGTACCTAGTAAGATGGCTGATCGGATTGCATAACTCGATTGTTTATTGGTGCTCAACACATGAACTAACATCACAAGCAGAGACCGCATGGCAAATATAATACTGTGCATTCGGAATTCAGGCCATATAACAGGTGATCCACGAACGCGTTTCTTCGGTAAATGAAAAATAAGACTTGATAAGCTGAGTAAAGAATGACAAGCGATCCAAAATAATGATTCACTGGTTTTATTGACATTATACACATTTGCGGGACCGTACAAGAACCATAAAGCAAACCGATAAATATAATTAAAAAAGCAGGCGATGCCAAGAACTTTATGTATATGCAATCCATCTTCATTTGTAATTAATTTGTATGAATTTTGGAATTTTAAGCTAAAATCAGCTGTATTTAACATTATTATTTTATATGAGCCTGTAAATCTTTATATGCTTGTAAATGAAAAAATGTGAATTTAAAAAATTTGTATAAACGATTAAAATCATGCGTTTTGCTAGCTTATTTTTATTGATTGTGGGAATACCAGTGGTACAACTTTTTATAGTTCCACCCCCATATTTAGGACGATGGAAAGCTCAAAAATTACCCACTAGTAATTTTGAAATAAAGGACAATCAAATTGTTGGAAAGTACAATGATGGATTCGGATCAATAAACATTGATTCAATGATTGTAAAGAATTCGACATTAATACAATTAAACTTGAAAAAAATAAATATTGGAAGTTTACCAAGCAATATAAATAATTTAAAGTTTGTTCCAATATCCGTATTAATTTTTTGCATTGAGAAATACGGAATCAGTATATATTTACATCTCTTGGATGAATCAAAAATAATGGTCGAGCTGGTAACGGGTCCATATCGATTAAAGTTGATTATTGAGAGGAATTAAAAATGTTTTATCGACCGTTTAGATACAATCATTGAAATTTGACAATACAATAAGGATAAATTAAACTTGCTAGCTCGAAAGATGGCGATACCTTTTGAACAAAAAATAAAGAAGGAACAGTTATTTGACCTTATTAATTTACAAATCTAATGGCATCGATTCGAAAGTACTCAAGCTTTAATCCAAGCACAGCAAAGACATAAAAGTTTGCTTCAAAAAAGACAATATCACAAGCTTGAAAAAGGACCCTCTTTTTATATAATCAAAGTAAATGACAATGATTTCAAAGTAGGGTTTGAAGGTGTAGATATTATTCAAGCCATACCGTACAGCAATTCCTAATATGAAACTTGTATATCTAGTATATACTTCAGATGCTTTTCTAGTCGAGCAATGTATATTTCAAAAAAGGTTGAAAACAATCATGAATTTCTCTGTGAAATTCATGAATCGGAGTTGGTAGGGGCTGCCTGCAATTTTGCAAGATTGATTTTGTCAATGCTTCGGAAGAATCAATTCAAAGCTATAATGAAAGCTAGACAAACGGATCCTTGTAGTCAGTATTATATCTTGCTCCATGAAATTTCCACAAATCTTTACATCCTAGCTTAAAATCCTCGGGTACAGGTTTTGCCCGATACCAAAAAAGACAATCTTCCAATTTGTTACTGGTGGTTGCATTGTGAATATAAAGAGCTGTGTAATTGGTTGTGATAGAATCCATAATCTCACAAAACATACTAAAGTCTGGTATAATTCCTGCATAGTTTTCGTACAAACTTTTACGATTTCTTAAATTGGTTTCACGCAAAATAAAGACGCCATCTACATTTGTGCGGATGACTGGTTTTATGTCCATGCAGTATTGAAGTGATAGTAGAAAAAGCATGCGCCAATGTCTACCATTTTTGAAAAGGCCTTGGAATAAGGGTTTGTTGAACAGTTTCGGGTCATCGGTACAATCATCTAAAAGTAAGACGGCCCATGGATTGACCAAATGTTTCTTGGCAATTTTTTGACGAACCACAAAGTCTTCAATCTTTTTTTCTTCCAACTTATTATAGACAAAAGTGGACGGTAAAATCTTCTTATAGTGACCATTCGAATCTTCGGTTCCTGACATTACCAAATACATTGGAAATATATTTCTTTTTTCATATAGTATTGAAGTAATAAGTGTAGATTTTCCCGTACCAGGTTTGCCAATAATACATATTTTGCTACCACCTTGCGAAGGCTCATTAAAGTTGGAATAATTTGGATTAATGATATTTAGATCTAGCTCTTTGATATGTAAATCCATAGTTTAATTGTCAATATTCAAGTTTTTAAATTATTTTGCATAATTATATAGATAATGTGTAGAATATTAGATATTGCCTGTAACCAAATTATCAAAAATTTGGATGATCCCCTTGTTATCGATACTTTTATTGTTTTGTTAGAATTATACGCTAAAAAAACAGAAAATAAAATAGATGATGCATTGGTTGAAGAAATTAAAAAAGCTTTGAAATAGTATTTTGCAAATCTGACAATGAGTCGAATAATCCTTTGATTGTAGTGATTGCATTTTCCATATCTTCAATTGAATTTTGCAACATTTCGTTCAATGAATCGATTTGTTCTTTGGGATATTTGGAATACACTTCTTCAATATTTTCGTTTACCTTGACTTTTTCTTCATTCGATTCTTCCAATGATATTAAAATACCTTTACAGCAGAATTCTTTAATATTATCCTCCATAGATGATGTATTTATGTTTTCCAAATTTTCCTTTAAACTTTCAATCAATTCTTCCAATTGATTTTCTTGATTTCTCAACTTTGTTAGAATTGGTTCTTGTTCTGTTCCCAATTCTAGTAAATTTTTACCATAATCGAGTAAATTTGTATATTTGACTTTATCCACTAAATAATCCTTCTTGGGAGTTTGAACTCCATCTGTGGTGAAAGGGTTTGGTTGAAATTTTATAACAGAGTTTTTGTACATTTTTTGTTTTCTTACTTTTAGAAATTTAAATTTTTTTTTACAAAATTTTCTTAAATTTCCTCCAAAATCGTATGAAAAATGTGAAACATGGCCTCGCAATCCATTTTATTATACTTTTCCAACGATTCCTTATCTTCTTGGCTTTGAATTTTGTAATACTTTTCTGCAAACTCGATACTATCCAACCCATTTTGACATTCAAGTTCGTTATAAGTAAATGGAATTTTCCCCTGCTTGTAAAACGCTTCAACCACGCTTTTAAGTCCAAAATCAAGTGCTCCATAGACAGCAACTCCATTTCGCATCATTGCGCAAAGATCGTGCCAATGATTCGTATCCAAGGCTGGTTCAAACAAGTGGTGTCTTTGACAAGAACTTTTCCACTTGCTCTTTTCGGCGTGCCAATACCAAACTTTAGTATTTTGCAGTGTCTTGTACCAATTGTGAAAGGTTTGAAGCAATTGTTGTTCACCTGTAACCGACAACTCGGAAGCCCAAAATACCTGGTAGCCGTGCGATGAATAAACACCAATCATATAAATGTGATCAAAAGTCCACTCAAAATCAATAAAAATCCAATCAAAATTTTGTTGTAGCATTGGCCAACTATCTTTAAATGTCGTCTCAAAACGAATCCATTCAAAATTGTTGTCATTAGGATTTTGTCGATTGATACTCAAAATGCGTTGCAAAGTCCTTTTCTTATGTTCATCGACCCAACCTAAAAGTTCAGGTGAAAACCTCGCATCCCGCCAAGATGTAATACCTTTTTGGAAAGCTGCTTGGCGATGACTATCGTCGCAATTCCACAAATTGGTAATTTCACCGAGTGGAAATGCTACTTGCTTTTTAAAAGAATAAATCGGAGAGTCTTTAAACTTCATATTGGGAAAATATTTAGGATTCTCAAGATTTACTAGATCCAAGTAGGGAGCCAACTTTTTTGTTTTTCTTACTTCTTGAACCATGGATTTGATTTTAAAAATATCATCATCCGTTAATGAAGCTTGCAATGTATTCATATTTGCATCCACAAAAGCAAATTTATCAGTCTCTACGTGGTCGCTATACATTCTAGAAAAGTAGTACATCGATGCCATGCTTTTTGTCATAAGGTACGAAGAAATCTTATGTAGATCTTGACAAAAAAACAAGCAAATATAATTTTTATCAAAATTGAGGTCCAAAAAATTATTGTTTCTGTGATACAATGCATCGATTGTACCTTCAACGTGACAGGACTTGTTATTAAAATAATACTTGTGAATATACAAGCAATTATTATTAAACAAGGGTTCCAAATTACAACCAAGATTATCTAAACCCATATATTTGCGTTGTGATGCTGCTGGAATACGAGCAACAGCTGAATATAAAAATGTTGTCGCCAATTCTCTTGATTTTTTTGACTTGCTAATAATACAACTCCACTTGTTTTTTTGAAAATCTTCATCTTTTTCGTGCTTGGATTCAACAATAATACTAAAAGCATCGTTATGCAATATTGAAAACAAATCAAAACAGGAAACCACAATTGGTTTTTCCTGTTCGGGTAAACTGTAAAATTCTTGCGGTTTTTGACTTCTTGTAATCATTTTATGATTTAAAATCGTATTTAAAAGATAATCAGTTTTTTAAAAACTTGCTTTACATTAGAATATGACTTGTTGTAATCCCGTAAGATTACTAAATTGTCCCCAATTTAGTACTATCAAGGCTTTACTTGACCTATTTGGTCTAACTGAAGCCGTCTTGTCTTTGCAAAACGGAACCGTTTACTTACCCACAAACTGTGCTTTTTCAAAAATTCAAGCGGTAATTGATACCTTGACTCCTGCTCAAATTGAACAAATTTTACTTTACCACGTCTCCCCACAACAAATTGTTGGTCCTGGAAACACTGTGTTGTGCACACTTAACGGAGCTCCCTTATTGGCTAGTCCTACAGTAGTTAACAACATTCAAATATTATCATCGTGTACTACCAGAAAGAATAATACTACTTTCAATACGATTAATTCAGTATTGATTCCCTTCAATGCAACTCAATGTCTTGTCCAACAATAAAAAATTGATTTTTTGTAATTTTTTATTAACGGATCATAAATGGACTTGGTAAAAGAATTTAAGCAGCAGTATTTGATCACACAAAAAGCTAGGGAAGATGATCTTTATAGTAAGGATCATATGGATGCCATGGCGAAGCTTGAAAAACTTTTTTATAAAATTCCCGAGGATCAAAATATGGGTCTTTGCGAAAACGAGTGTAAGCAAAATATGATCTTCAAAAAAGTAGAAAAAGGATGGGCTGCTGTTTGTGATTGCAATCAATCATATTTTATGCAAACATTTCAAATGTAATATAAAATTTTATTATAAAATTATAAAAAAATATAAAGATGACGATGATAGATCCAAATTATCGGTTCCAAAAATTTTACTGATATACTCTTGCAGTATTTCGTTATAAAATTCAAAATGCTTCCCAGTTGCTAAAGTAGAGTTTGGAGTTCTTGCATCTCTTGCATCTCTTGCATCTCTTGCATCTCTTAATGTTCCAGTATCGGTCCCAAGCAATTGAACTTGGATTGGTTGACGCCGAAAGTTAAGATTTGAATATTAAAATGCCATTTTTATTCATTAAAAACAAATATTTCAACAACCGCAGCGTTTATTCGAATTATAAAAAGGCACTAATGTTAGTGTTCTTAAATTTTGATCGATAGGGTTAATATTAACATATTGAATTTTTTGTTTGAATCCGGTCTGGTCGGTAACGGTTGCTTGTTGTTTTTTACCGATTGGAAAAAATTGATTTGGTGAATCGCTGTGCGCACCACTAGCACTCAAATTTTTTCCATCATCAAAAAACAATGTAACGACATATGGATTATAAGCAGTTGTTTGAGTAGGAGTTACTAAACTATATACTGTTGCAGTATAAAGTACTTGTCCTACTGGTTGTGTCAAGTTCGCATCACTATATAAAATATATTTATTTATTCCAGAAAAGGCAGTATCAGAAGTATTTTGTTGTGTTGTAAGCTCCGTTGAAAATTTGATCAACGAAGCTTTGGTATAATAAAATGTTTGCATATCCTATATTAACACAATATAATTATTCGGAAGTAGTCACAGCTTCAGTAGACTCCACAGAAACAGGAGCCAAAGCGCTGTAAATATCATTAACAAAGGCATTGGTATTCTCTACAGGATATCCTCCAGCCAGAAGACTACATTGATACAAAAGTCCAAGCTCACTTTTGGCGCGGAACTCGTTGCTTGTGTAATTTGCAAATACCCGCTTCACAATAGGATGTGCACTATTAAGTTCCAAAATTCTCTTGCCCTTCATAAAAGCCATCGACTTGTTATCTCCGAGAGGCTGAGCAGCCATAATCTTTTCCATATTTCCTGTCCAACCCCACTTGGTCGAAAGAACACAAGCGGGTTGATCATCTTCAGAGATGAGGCGAGTAGAAATCTTGACGCTTTCAACATTCGAATCGGTAATTGTGTTCTTGGCCCACTCCAGGAAAGCCTTTTGCTCTTCCTTCTCCTCTTCGGTTGTCTCATTTGCCCAAGGAGTAGTATGGTCCTTGCAAATATTCACAAGCTCAAAATCCTTAAACTTGGTAGTTCTCTGCAACATAAACTCATCAATAGGCTCATCAAAGAACAGAACAGTGTAGCCCTTGGATACATAGAGCTTTGTAAATACATTTTCGGTAGCCTCGGTTCCCGTGACATAGTAAATCGACTTTTGCTCGCCAACAAGATGCTCTTCTACATAGCTTTCAAGAGAAATTTGTTGATCATTCTTGCTATTTTTAATCTTGAGAAACGAAGTTAGGCTCTCATCTCCTTCGTGAATACCAAGCTTTACATGGCGACTAAAAGACTCGTAAAACTTGTTATAGAGATCATCATTCGAGAACAAGTCATTCATCATGTTCATAACTTGCTTCTTGAGTTGACTCTTGAGTGCCTTGACAATCTTATTCTGCTGAAGCATCTCACGGGAAACATTGAGAGGCAAATCCGCGCTATCAATCACACCAGTTACAAAGTTCATCCAATCGGGAAGCATCTCCTTGTCAAGCTCATTAAGTACAAGCACTTTCTTTACATACAGCTTGATATTACGCTTATCGCGGTTGCGGTCACCCAGCATATCAAAAGGTACCTTGGAAGGAATAAACAAAATACCACGGAACTCGTATGCACCTTCCGTCTGGAAGTGACGCCAGTATAGCGGCTTCTCCCAGTCCTTGGAAATTGTTTTGTAAAGAGCGTGGTATTGTTCTTCAGTGACATCGGATGCCTTTGAGTACCAGATGGGAGGTTCGCCGTTCATCTTTTCCCATTCTTGAACCTTTTCGGTTTTAGGTGCAGGCTTTTCCTTAGTTTCCTCCTTGACCTCTTCCTTGGACTCGTCTTCGTCGACTTCCTCAACCTTGACTTTGCCATCATCCTCTTCCTCAACTTCTTCCTCTTCTATGATTTCCTCTTTCGTTTCAGCCTCTTCCTCCTTGACTTCGACAGTTTTCTCAATATATAGAGAAATAGGATGCAAAATAAAGGAGCTGTATTGGCTAATGATACGGCGAAGTGTTGCTTCTTCAAGATAAGAGGTAGAGTCTTCCTTGAGGTGGAGGACAATGCGAGTACCATTTACAGGAAACTCGACATTGTCAAGTTTTTCAATTGTATAAAACTGATTGGCATCAGAAGTCCACTTGTATAGATCACAACCCTTCTTGCGAGTGTAAACATCGACTTGATCCGCTACAAGGAAAGCAGAATAAAAACCAACACCAAACTGACCAATCTGATCCGACTTTTCCGTAAGATTCTTGACAAACTCCTTGGTTCCCGAAGTTGCAATCGTAGAAAGATGCTTTACGAGGTCCGTTTCATCCATACCAACACCATCATCCTCAAGAACAAGACACTTTTCAGTCGAGAGGGGGTTAACACGGATACCATATTCATTTCCAACAATACCATTTTGTAGATCATAATGTCTTTGCTTGTCAATCGCGTCGCTGCTGTTGCTAATAAGTTCTCGTAGAAAAACATCACGGTTACTATAGAAAGAATTGACAATAATGTGCATCAATTCAGAAATGTTTGCCTCAAAAGGCTTTTTAGCAATATTGCTTTCAGTTGAATTCATTTTTTTGACATTTTAATTTTATAAAATTTATTCATCAATTTTTGACTTAACTTGTAAAATATATCACCGCACTAGCAGCAATAATATACAAATAAATTAGTATAACGATCCATCCAATTATTCTATCAGTGTTGGTTGTTATTCTCCACATTACATCTGGATACAAAAATGTTGGAAGTCCCAGCAAAATTGCACTCAATAATGTAACACAAGACAAGATTGAATAAGGAAAACTAAATATCAATCCGACAACCAACAATGAACAAACAAATTGAGCAATAAATAATCCAATCGCGCCAACATAAAGTTTATCAAATCCAAACCAGCCTATAACAGGTAAAGAAGATAATATAAGCGCTGTTCCCTTTGATTTTTCTGACATTTTTTATTACACTAATTTTTTTTTGTTTTTGGACACGCAAAAATATCATGTCCTCGATCCTTCCAATACTTTAAAAAACTTGTTCTTGTAAAATATTCTGGTTCACTGTCCAATTTATTACGAAATAAAATGCATAGATTTGTCATGTTCTATGTTTGAAAAATAAAATTTTTAACTAAAATAAAAATATGGTATATTTTACTCAACATTTTATAATTCCTTGTCATGATACAAAGTTTTATAAAGAAATTAAACAAACACTTCCTCACTTTATACAAAAACATACTCAAAACATAATTGATGAATGCACAGTGGTATCGAATCAAGAGAACGAGCGAAATTATGTTTTTAAAAAAAATAATATCTTAATGTATATTCCGAAATCGGTTTTGAATTTGGTGTCCAAAAATTTTTTGGAAACCATTACAATATGGAAGGAAAACAATCAATTTGATGATGCAACCCAAACCATTATCTGGACTTCCGAACCGAACGATTCATCGTTGCCAATTTATTCATTAAGAGGAAAAACTGTTATAAAACCTGGAGGACAGCCAGATGAATGTATTGTACAGATTGAATTCGATTTTGTGTTAACATTCGATGTAAAAAATAATGTTTTGAAATATTTTATTCACCAAGTTCTTGAAAAAAGAATTCCTCTGATTATTTTTAATCAAACCAAACAAATTTATATTTCCTTTGCTAGCTACCTAAATTCTTCGTAAAAATAAATTGTTGTCAAATTCCAAAGGTCGAACATTGAATCTTTTACTATGAATCGAAAGTTGATTGTTGGCATAGGTCGCCAATGTCTCAAATTTCTTAATATGTTCTTGTACTGCTTTCTGTGAATCAAACATCAAACATTCATGAAACAGTGAAATACAAGTGTTACAAACCATTTCATATAATAAGTACAAATTCATAAATCGTTCCAAACGATTTTCTTTCAGGATAAGTTGATTTTTGAAAGATTGTTCATCCATTTTAGATTGTAAAAATAAAACTCGTTGATCAATATTGCGTTGAAAAAGTTCATTGTCACGATTTTCTTCTTGTAATCTTCGCATTTCAATATCTTGTAAATGACCTGTCGATCTATGAATATCAAATATTTTACGCTTCAGGGTAAATTCCATACCTAGGTTTTGTGCCCAATTCCGCAACTGAGATAAAGAAGGTAATTCATTTTCGTTACACCTTGCGGAATTATTGGAAACAGTAGAATCATTATTTCGTTCCCATTCGTAATAATGAGGATTATGAATGCGTTCACGAATTATGCATCCTGTTCTCCAATCAAATGCTGTATGGCATTGAGTACACCACATTTGACGACATCCATCAATCTTGTATATTGCAACCTGACAGTTGGGACAAGATTTTGTTTCTTTCTTTATTTTGTTTACGGATTCAATATTCTCAGGTTTACATTCGTGACCTTCTATTTTTAGCTCGTGACATTGCATACAAATCACATTTTTACATAAAGCACAAGTTCCTTTATGATTGATATACCCTTTACAATCTTTAATACCGCACATTTTTATAAAAGTCTTTTTCTCAATGGCCGTAAAGTCTGTAATTACATTCGTTGACTTTGCCTCTAAAAAGTTTATATTATTTCGAAAGCCAGAGATGGAATTATTAAGTTCACCTAGTTTTTTTTGAAGTTCTTTTCTGTCTTTAATAAGATTTCGAATCTTGTCGTGAACATATTCTTTTTGTTCTTGATTTTTATCAATAAGACTAACAGTTTCTTGAAAAAAAGATGATTCTCGATCAAATAAAACATTTTCACGATGCTTTTTATATTCTTTTATTCGAAAGTTTCGTGATAGCGTCGCATCAATAAACTCTCGATTCCATGAATGTTTACAATTTAGACAACACGGATCATTATTGGTACTTGTAATATATTTTTTTATACATTGAGTGCAACATTCATATTGACAATATAGACAAGTTATTTTCTTTCGACTTGAAATTGTATAGTTATCTGTGCAAATTGGACAAGTCATTTTGTTTAAAGAATCGTAATTTCTTTAATTGAAAAAAAATATATTGTTTTATTATTAGAGCGCATGCCTACTCTAAAAAAAGAAGAGATTATATTGAATGATGTTCGTCGTTTATTTATCAATAATCGTTCGTATCCAAAATGTTTTCAAACGAACAGTGATGTGATGGCTATATGTGATTTATTTTCTGATTCCTATTCAACATCAATCAGCAAACCAGAAATAAAATATTTATTTAGTTTGTATACTTTATTATTATGTGGATTAAGTGCGCTTAATAATCAAGTATCTCCCGATAAAATTAAAACTCGATTTTCTAGATTTTTAAATATGGATGGTACAAGCACTTGGGCATTTATAATTAAAATGATCAAGCTCATGTTGAATAAAGATTTGGAATTTTTTAAAAATTTACTGAATGAAGCTGATTATGATAGCTTTAAAAAAAAGCATTCTCATTTTGAAAAGTACATTATGAATGAATTAAAAAAATTTTACGAGTAAGTAAAAAAAGCCCAGATGAATATTTGTTCATGTTTTAAAAAGACAAACAAGGGTGAACCCAAGATACGATGCTCCAATCATAAAATGAAGGGTTCCAATTACTGTTACCCTCACCGAAATTGTATCGACCCTGTATTTGTTCAAGTAAAGCCCGAGGTACTAGATCAGCATGATCAAGATGTCAAACCAGAAATTTGTGACGCCATTTCCAAATTTGGAAAATACTGTGTTTATGATAAATTACCAGGGTCAAAATTTTGCAAGGCGCATCACGGACAAACAGGCGTGTGGCCCTATGTCAAGGGACAAATCACCCCTCAACAAGTATTACAATTACAAAAACAAAAGCCATCGACAGCGCCGCAAGTTGTTGATTTAACGCAATCACCCGCTGAGTTTCCTCCAGGACAATTTGCAGGACCGACTGGTCAAGATCAAGATTTTGTTCCTATTCACAGCATGTCGAAAGTTGCACAAACTAGTCCGCTTTGCGATGCTATAAAAAAAGATGGTTTGCCGTGTATACACCCTAAAACCATAGGAAGATTTTGTGGTGTTCATGGTAAAGGAAACTGGCCTTATATTAAAGGAGATATAACTCCACAACAGGTTGTACAAGCACAAAAGGGAGCGAAAAAGGATGCCTATTCGCTCATCATGCAAAAAGCGGGACAATTATTACCTGCTCAAAGGCAATATTTGGCCGCCAAATGTGGAATAAAATGCTGTCCGTTGGTACAACGACAACAGGCTGATTCTTGTAAATATGGAATCTGTAATCCTCCAAGTCCTCAATTGTTGACGAATCCTCAAGCCTATCCAGCCCATTGCAAACGAAATTGTGATAAAATTGTAGGTAAAATTGTTAGAAAAAATAGTGTCGCCAAAAAAGATCCAAAGAGAGCACAAAAAACACAGTATTATCAATATCTACAAAAGTATTTAAAAAATGCGTATGATGAAGCAAATTGCGGTAAATCACGGTCTAAAAAGGTTACAATAAAAATTGAATAATAATTTATTATTTTTTATAGTATAATAATAAATGCAGTTTATTGATTTTTTATACCTTGTGAAAAAGATTGTTCCATTGCCTCCACTGTATGTTTTGAAAAAAGCTCTCGTTTTACAAGATGTTGAAAATTTACCTACCAATCACAAGGAATTATATTGGCTAGCAATATGTGAATCCTATAAAGTAATTTATCATGATTTTTATCTACAACGTGAAGAAGACACTTTTACCAATGAATATTTTTTTGATTTTGTAACACAAACCAATGAAACTGTTGAAGAAAATACTGTTGTCGTTCATTGTGGTAAAGATAAGTATAGATTTTTTGTAGACGAGCTTTTAAAAGTTTTTCACAATGATTTATGTCGATCCAATACAATCTTGTTTGAAGAAACGGCTCAGTACATTGATCCTACTAGAGGTTATGTTCACGGTCAAATATTACACAATATTGTATGGAGTTTACAGAGGTCATTTCGACTTCCAGTAAATCCGTGGTCAAATAAAAGTTTTACTTGGGATCAAATCAAGGAAATTTTTTCACAATTCTTGTTGCTTGGAATTAATCTTGAGGATAATTATCCCGAAGTAAATGCATTTTTAAAAGATGCCAAGAATATACTATATTTAGCTGAAAAGTCTGCTGACAGTCAACAAATGTCTCCTTTTTTGCAGGGTTACTTTGAGAAAAAGGGACTTGTCTTTAATGAGACAATTCAGCCGATTTGGATATGCACGAATTGTAAAAAAGAAAACAATATGGATTTCACTGCAGAGCGACAATTGAATACTGGAGAATGTAAATACTTACAGCGAGGAAAAACAATCAAGTGTTGCCATTGCGAGTTTGTAAAAATTTGGCAGGCAAAATTAGATTGTCTAAATGATTCAAAATGGAAGTCTTTGATATCTAAAAACTTTTCTCATTTAAAATGTTTGTTGGATTGAGGACAGTAATAACTTCCAATATTGCCATGGGTTGCATCTGAATAAAATGAATAACATGATTTTAATGTATTTTCATAGTATTCTGATGGTCGTTCCTCATTGACTATTTGATCACCAACAGTTATTTTCCGACCTAACCAATCTTCATAATAATGTCTTCGTTGTGTTTGTAAAGGTTTTTCCACATTAAAAATATAACTTCCTCGTGCATACCAAAAATTGTACCAAATCCATCCAGTCTTACTGCAGCTATATCCAATTTTATCAATTGTTGGAAAAGTTGTAAATATATCGTAAATTTTATGAATATCTTTCAAAATAATGTTGTAATTATCATTTGCATTGGATTGATAATTTTGATGATGTGTCAACCCTTTGGCGTGAAAATACAATATAATATCATTTGGTTTATTGTATATTTGACCTAATTCCCAAACTTTTAATATACCCGGATATTCATACTGATTTGTATAATTACATTGAATTTTTACTTTTGGAAAATGGGATAAACATTCTATTTTAAAGATTTCTTCTTTTTCCTCTGATAGCGTGGCCATAATATATATGGTGGCATTGTATGATTTAACAAGATTAATTTGATTATATAACCAGTCAAAATAATTTGGATTGACTAGACAATTTATATAATATACAATATATAAATTATAATCAACTGGTTGAATGTTTGTTACAATGTCAATATTGCTATTCACAGTATGAGCATATTTTGAATTTATAATTTTTTTATCTGTTTTTGATGTGTTTTGCAGATGGACCATCATAACACTATTTTGTAAGGATCTTCTTAATCTAGGAATTATACTATAACTTGTAAACATAATTTTTTACCGTCCTGTCCAAACTTTTATTAATGGTAAATTTAGACATGGTTGAGTTTTGTATTTGTCGTAGGAATATCCCCAAGGACAATAATGGTGAATACTTCCCAGTAGAAACACATCATGTTTATACTCCATTTGTAAAATACAAGCAATAACGCGTTCAAAACTCATTCGATTATGTCGATCATGAATCACATTAAGCATATTGGTAAAATTATATTTATTGTCTAAATGCTTCAAAAAGTCGTGTTGGATCATCGTCATACCTCCAAAACAACCTTTCCAATCATTTTTATTTCCGTGAAATTGTAACAATTCTTGATTATTTGATAATGAATTAATTATTCTTATTTCATCATCTGGTTGATCCCAATGATGATCAAAATTCCATATTATTTTATAGTTTATAATTTGTCCGTGTATCGGTTGTTTTACAAAAACAGAGTCGTGAATTATCAATGCACTTTCAAACCATTTGTTTTTTGCATAATAATAATATGGTAATAATTCCCCTCGACCTGGATATTCGCTATTTATGACTTCCGTGTTGGATAGATGTTTTTGTGAAACAAAACTATAATTACTATTATCGTCGATAATAATAATTTTGTTTGTTGGATATAACCTTCTTATACAATCATAACTTTCTTGCCAATATTTGTCTGTTTTTTCTGAATTAACATGACGAAGCATAATAAATCCCAAGCTTGAAGGATCATTAGATAAATGTATAGTTTTTGGTTTTATAATAATTGTTGGAGTATGCACTGTTAAATTTTGAGTTCTTTGTAATCGACCCATTCTATATATATATAAAATCATAATTGTATAGTAAAATTATGATTTGGAAAATGGGTCCAATATTTATGTACTCCAACTGGATTTGGATCCATAATGTTTTCTACTGAAAAAGATCTCATGATGGGAGAGTATTTATTGGGCATTCGTAAACCTTCTTTAACAAATGCGTGTTGAAAATATATATCTTCGGCATTACCATCCCAAGGATACTTGCTTGTTAATTTAATCATGGTATCTACTTTTCTTAAAGAAAGACCACCATTACCAACTTGATGAATCCAAGATATATGACCCCAAGGAGCGCCGATGTAATCATAATTTTCTTTTATATAAGCTTCCATTCCAAAACGACGCAAAAAACTATCCGTTTGAAAAATTAAAACAAATTTTGCGCGAATCATTTCATAAAATTTGGGATTCGTTAGCCATTGACTATATTCTTCAACTGTAATATTTCCTTTGGAAATCGAAATTAGATTAATATTATTTAAATTGTGTCCTTTTAAAATATTGTGCACAAATTCTTCATTTTCATTGGAGTGGAATATATATACTGACCATCCAGGTAAAAAATAAATCATATTTTTAATCACAACTTCAAGATAAGGTTGTTTTCTTGGTTCAACAATTGCACATGCATATTGGGCAAGCTTTGGTACATTTGTTTTTTGATAATTAGCTTGAAATGTAGGCAAGTAATTTAATAGATTTTGCATCGGATTTATTGAATTTACAAATTTTACAGGTGTATTGACTGTAAAATTTTTCATTATCGTTCTGCTAAGGCGACCCATTTTATATATAATCAATATAATTATTTTAACATTAATTGGAAAAATACTGATTTAAATAAATAGGTGCTTTATTTAAAAATGACAACAATTTCCTCTGAAGTAGAGTCTAGACTTATGGTCTTTAAATGTATCTGTAATTTTATTAAGGATTTAACAGAATCTTTTGGAGAAAAGCAAAAATCATTGTTCTTGTATTCTCATTTAATTGACAAGACAGGAATTATGCACGAAGAACCGATTAAAAAGCATGTTTCCTTGTTTTATAATTTTGTCAAAGAAAATGAAGAAGCAATTGTCGCCAAGGATTGGAAGGAATTCAAGAGCTACACAATCTTTTATAGTGAAAAGGTTGGTATTGATTTGAAAGAAGTTTTTGAGATGGCCGATAAGGAGGAAAGGGAGGCAATTTATAAGCATTTACTTGCGCTTTTGGCGGTATTGGACCCATCGAGCAGTGCCAAAGAAATGCTTAAAAAAGAAATTGAAACGAAAAAGAAGAAAGGCGAGCCTGGTAATGAAGAAGAATTTTTAAAGAATATTATTGACAAGGTCAGTGGCGAAATGGACGGTGAAACTGAGAATCCAATGGCCTTGATGAGTAAAATGATGACTTCTGGCGTTTTTAAGGATATTGTAGAAGATATGAATACATCTTTTTCTGATGGAAACTTGGATATGGGAAAAATGGTAAATACAATGCAAATGATTATGGGTAGTTTGGGAAATATTATGCAACCACCAGGTAATGGAGCTGCAAACAAAGGAAATATGCTACCATAACGACGATTTTTTATTCGATTCAGTATAAAAAAAGAAATTTTAGATAAAAACAACCATGGAAAGCCAAAATAATAATGATTGTAGACCATCTGTTCGTGGTGAAATAAAAAAGGCACGAAATTCAGGTTATGATTTACATTCTTCCTTATTTGAGTTTATTGATAATGCATGTGACACAGATTGTCACCATGTAAAAATAGAAATCAAGGAAAAGATGGAACAAGGAGTCAAGAAATTATGTAAAATCATCATATCGGATGATTATGAACACGGTATTGGAGAATCTTCCTTTCACAAAATATTTTCTTGGACATTTGAACGCGACCGACAAAACCATGATATCGGAGAATACGGGACGGGTTTTAAATGCGCTTCTGTCAATATCGCCAATTGTTTATCTGTATATACTTTTGATGCCCTTGGAAAAAAATATCGAAAAGCCCTTGCGGATTGGGATGAAATGGAAGAGATGAACCGATGGGATCCTAAAATATTGGAAATTAATGAGGAGTTTTATCGCGATTACCATCCATTCAGCCAAGGTACTTCGTTTGTTTTGGAAAATTTGCGACACGAATTTTTTCAAAATCAAAAGACGCCTTATTTGCTGGCTGAAAATCTATATTATAACATCGGATATCATTACAAGTATTATTTACAAAAGTATGATTACAAGGAAATTTCCATTAAAGGAATCTATTCAGAGGGAAAAATGGAAAAAAGTTTAGCTTGCAAAAATCGGGAATCCTTTTATTTTTATTTTGATTATTCGCAGCACATGATTCAAAGTAAAATATTTGTTTATAAAGATCAAGCAAACTTTTACAATTTTTTTATACAAAAGTCGGTAAATTTTCGTATTGAATTGGTTGAATTTGTTGAAAAAAGAAAGAATGGAAATAGTCATTTGAAATGTACAGAAGTCAGTCATCGAATCTTGGCATCCATGACTCTTATTGACGAAATTTTACTCAAAAGTTGTATTTATGCCCACGATGAAAACACAATATTATCCTATGGTAATGTTGATGTCATTCAAAATAATCGTATTGTCGGACGCGACATTTGTTTTCGAAGACCTAGAAATGATACCATGGCAGAGTATATTCGTCACGAAGTACATTTCGAGTCAAAAAATTTGAATCAAATTATGGGAATTCAATTCAACAAAAAGTCACATCTAACCGATAATGATTTATGTTATTCTATGGAGTATTTACAAACTTACCACGAACGCGAACTTATTCGTCTTGCCAACAAACCTGTTGAAGTTGTTCCTGAAACTGTTGTTGTGACTGCACCTAAACCTGTTGTAGAATCTCAAGTTATTGAAATACCAAAAATACAAGATTCGCAATCAGAATTATTGGAAGCGTTGATTGAAAAGCTTCAATCAGACAGTCAACAAGTAGCAACTCTTATTCCAGAACCACTGTCACAATACGAACCTGAACCACCAACACCAAACTTGCAAACTCCTATTGCAGTCCAAGAATACTGTCCAGAGTCAACGACAGCCGTCACAGCAACAGAAGAAGAAGCTCGCTCGAAACGAAAAAATTTTTCATTAGAAACCAAACTACAAATCATTAAAAAACAAGTATGCAGAGATTCCGATTTTGATTTCTTACTACATGACGAAATATTACCACTTGATTATGATCACATTGAGGATCGTACCAACAATTCAGAGGATAATTGTCAAGCGTTGTGTGTTATTTCTCACGCAATAAAGACGCGAAAACCAAGTGTCTACAAGAAGATTACCAACGACAAGGAAACTTTTATTGTAAATTTGTTAAACTGTCTAACGAGTAGTAAAATCTTTTTAAAAATGTATCGAGAAGGCAAAGTTGGTATCTTACCGATCGAGGATGTTCCTCTCTCCTCTGGAATTTTTTTCAAGAATTAGCGGCTTTCGTCTTTTGTTTGATCAAATGAATTTACATAGTTAGCCAAGGCTAATTTAATGCTTTCTTTACGATCTTGTAAATGTAATCCACGATATCTCTTATCACTAGTATGCTTTTTATTGTAATTGAATCGACTATTAACAATTTTCTTTATACTTTCAAGTTCCTCTTTAGAAAGATTTGACAAATTTTCAAGTTGCTTTTTGGTTCTATTTTGAGTCGCAGAAGGTAAAAATGGATATTTTGCCTCTGAACTGAGCTCTTTTTTGATTGCATTGACAAATTCTTGTTGTGCAATTCTTTTGACTTTTTGTTCTTGTGACTCCATTAATTCTGAAAGTCCATAAACATCTAAATCTTGTCGTTGTTTTTTAGATTGTTGTTCTAATCTCTTCTTTTCTTGTTGTGCCTTGAGATGCATTTGTTGTTTTAATTTTTGATTTTCTGCAGCAATCATTCTAGCTTCTTGTGCATCGCTATAGGCAAATTGTGCTTGACGCATCATTGTACCTAATCCTTGGAACGCGCTTTCTTGAGCTAATCGAGCTTGTTGTTGCTTTACCAAACGCTCTTTTTGCAGGGTTTGTTGATAAGCAGCTTTAAGTTTTTTAGTATTTTCAACAAAACTTTCAAATTCATCAATTATAAAAGTTTCATGTGGTATCTCATTGGTCAGTTGTTTTAATTGATCATAAATTTCTTTTGCTTTTTTATATATTTGTTGAGCTCTAGCCAAATTTGCAAAGTTATTTTCTTGATCTTCCAAATGGCTCAAACGATCTTGATAGGAAGCTTTACTATAATCAAACTCATTAATATCATTTATTGCCATCCCCAAATTATAAAGTAATTCTTCTTTTGCGGCGTCTTTTGCAATTTTTGCTTTTTGTTTCTCTTGAATTAATTTATGAATCATTGTTTTTCGATTTTTTTTAATTTTTGCTTGATGCATATTACCCTTGTGAATAGCTTTATCACTAATATATTGTTCAAGTTTAACCAGATCTTGGATGGAAAGATTTTTTATTAATGATGCTTGTTGTTTTTCAATATCTGAGTTGTTCTTTGGAAGTTTGTCAAAAGTGCTTTTAAAGTTTTGCCAGCAGTTTACCATTTTCTTGTAAATAAAAAAAAAATAGTGCATACTTTTACAATGTATTTAATTAAAAACTTTTGAATTACAAACTTTTTTTTTATTGTGTAATAATAGATAAATGTGTGATCAATGCTATTTGCAGAATACCTGCAATTCTTGTACAGACCCAAATCCGAATCCCTGCAATCCTACTTATGACTGCAGTCCTCCATTATGGCAAACTTGGCCTCTTATCCAGATTAAAAGATGCTATTTAGGATGCGGATGTTACGGCCGCAAACATAGCTGTGAAGAGAGCAGCGGAAGTGAAAGTAATCTTTGCAATCCTTGTCAAAACTTGAACCCTTGTCAAAGTTCTTGCTACAGTTCTTGCAATAATTTGTGCAACAATTATTGCAATCCTTGCTATAACCCTTACTCTCAATTTAACCCTTGCTGTGATCCAACCGTAGGATTGTGCGCAAGAGGCTGTGAAGAATCATCAGCATCTAGATAAAAAATTTTTTTAATTCTAATTATAGAATAAGATGATCGTTACAGTAATTGGAAATGGATTTGTAGGTAAAGCTACCAATTTACTTCATAATGATAATGTAATTGTTTGGTTTTACGACATTGTACCCGAATTATGTAATCCAATAAACTTGACTTTTGATACCATTAACAAACAGAGTGATATTGTTTTTATTTGTGTACCAACACCAATGAATGTAGATGGATCTTGTAATACAAAAATTGTGGAAAGTGTTTTGAAAAAGTTGAACCACCCATGTGTTATTCTGCGTTCTACTGTTCCTATCGGTTTTGCTGATCGTCACAATTGCTTTTTTATGCCAGAGTTTTTAACGGAAAAAAATTGGCCACAAGATTTTTATAATTGTCCATTGTGGGTGTTTGGTACTCCTCAATATCATTCCAACTTGTCAGATTTTTACACCAAAATAGAATATTTGATGAATTCTGCACACAACCACCAAAAAATTAAAAGCAAGGAGATTTTATTTTGTACCAACAAGGAAGCTGAAATGATTAAATTAGTCCGTAATAATTTTTTATCCACCAAAGTCGTGTTTTTTAATCATATCTGGGATTTGTGTCAAAAATTGGATATCGACTATAAACATGTTATTGAAGGCGTCGGTGCTGATGATCGAATAGGGTTTTCACATACTGCTGTTGACGGGGTTCAGTATCGAGGTTATGGAGGTACTTGCTTTCCAAAGGATACAAATTCACTTTTTCACATTTTACAAGAAAATGATATTGTCGCTCCACTCATTGAAGGAAATTTGTATGCCAATGAATACTTTTTTTGTCCAGATAAAAAATGGCTTTCCATGTACAATCGCGCAATCACAGAATTAAATGGAACCATTGTATTGTATGTTGGTGTTGATTCAAAATTAACCAGCAGAATAAAAGCGGATCTAAAAAATGGAGATTATGTTATTACTCTAGATCAAAAAGATCGTCTTACGATTGATCACGCAAATTATTATTTCAAAAAAACCAATTTGACTGAAAAAATTTTTATACCAAAATGTGACAAGGTTATTTATTATATTCCGGAAACTCGTCCTTTGTTGGAATCCATGGAAATTTGGATTCAAGTGCGTAAATTTTGTTCCGCTTATCAACTACCATTATTATTAATCTTGGATAATAATACTAGTCAACAATTTTGGATACAAAGTTGTATAGATGATAAACTGATTACGATCGAATATAAGTAAAATTTTTATACAGTTCCATTAACCCATTGCACATATCCTCCAATCGATTCAGAAACACCAGTAATCGCTTGGAAAAATGCATTTACTCCGGTATCATCGGTGTATGGAATTGTAATATATCCAGAAGCAGTTTCCGTAATCGGATTGGTGGCATTTCCACTCGATTGATAAAAATACAAATTTGGATTGCCCGAAGTATTGGTACCAGCCCCAGTATAAAGATTTGCAAAATTAATGGCAGGAAGTAAGAAAGTATTACCATAAGTGTTATAGTTGGCGTTTTGAGATAAATAATATGCAAAGCCAGTAGAACCGGTCCATAGGATATTGTAATTTGCACAATATTCATTGGTAGTGCCTACATTTTCAGTATACATTTGAGTTTGGAAATAATCATAGGAACCAGTAGAATCACTTAGCAAAGTGCTGACTACGCTTTGTCCAGTTCCATTATAATTAGAGCAAGAGTGAGCAACACTCACAATAATAATACACTTGAATGTGTAAAATGTAGAATTTGAATTAGTTTTAAGGTAATTAAACAAATTTA